TCTTCTTCCTCGTCATCGGATTCAGAACCAAAAAGGTCTTCGGCTTCTTCGGCAGAAAGCATGATAGGAGCAGGGATAATCTTTACTGAGCCGTCTTCGTACTTAATGATGATTGCACCATTGATTTCTGTTCTGGAAACTTCTTTCAGTTCCACTTCTTTTTTCTTCTTAGCCATTTTCGTAATGTTTAAGTTGGTTAATAATTTATTTATATCACTCTGTTATAAGTTTCTTTACCAGTATGGATTTCTGAGTATACCCAGATTTTACTAATTCCTCCTGAGCAATATTGAATTGTTTTATCTCATCTAGAGTTGTCTTTAATTCTACTTGAGATTCAATTGTTATTGCCTGAGAGGCAAGTTCCTTGTCACCTTGATAAGTGACTATCTTAAACTTCTTACCTGCAAATGGGTTTGCTGGTTGATGTGCTGTGATTTTAAAACCTTCGTTATTATTCATTGCTATATTTAATTTTAGTTATCCCAGGAATACCCACCTTCCCAAATACTTCGGTATAGGATTTGTATTTCCCTTTTATCATTGTTTTATAGTTATCGGATAATCGAATTGGGTAGACCCATATTTGATTTTCTATCATCCTATTTGTCATTATATAAGCATAAGACCTTCTAAGTTTAATACTCTCTAATGAAACAAACCCTTGAAATAATAGAGACTTCTTAATAAACCTTTCTTTAGGCAAATACCCTAAAAATTTAAGTGATGCCTCATCGAATATTTCAAGCATATCCCTTTGTGCTTTGATAAATAGTACCTTTTGTATTGGGATGTTCATCTTCTTTCTTAAATATAAAGCCAATGAACTTACCAATGGAGGGTACTGCAGGAATAACAGATTGAATTTATGTTTCTCCTCTTGACTCAGCCTGTTGTAAATCCTGTAGGATAGCAAGATTGATTTGTAATCTCTTTTGCCTTGTATACTTGGGAGATATGCCTTGCCGTTGTCCATAGAGTTTGATTGAGTACCTTTCATTGAATTCCTTTTTTCCTTTAGACTTAAAGACTCGGTGCATTTGTACCATAAATCTTCTTCGTCGGTGTTTATCCATGTGATATTCATCGGGCATTATGAACTTCCTTGCTTTTACGAATTTACCCTTAAACCAGAATTTAGTACTACCCTTTTTAAGAAGTTTACCATTCATATCGGATAATTCTCTAATGCCTTGTTTTATAAGTTTCCTCCCAGATATTATATGGATATATTGAAGAACATCTACACCATAAAGATAAACTAAGGTAACCTTTACTTGGTGTCTAGTAAAGTATGGTATACCGGTTAGATGTTTCCTATATAATTTCTTTTCAGTAACAATCTTATTGGTAGTATCTGGTCTCCAAGTCCATATATAATATCTATCTGGTCGTATGGGTCCGTTGTTACTTTCCTTTAGTTTTACCATTTATATTCCTCTTTGCCATTCTATACCAAAGATTGATAGATTTCTCATTTGCTTCGGGGAATTTCTTTTTCATTCTCCGAATAACTCTATCAAGTTCAAAACCTTTTGCAGTTAATTCAAATACATAAGATTTCTTTGTACCCTTGATAAGATTAAATTCATCCCTCTCTCTTGGTGGTTTCTTTTCTCGAGGTTTCTTTATCCCAGGAACTCGTTTGGTTCTTCTTTGCCCATTTTCCCCTTCTTCTCCGAGAAACCCAAGCCTTAATCGAGAATTTCTTAATGGGTCATCTTTCGAATACCCAATATTTTCTAATTGCTTATCCATCCAATCGTCATATTTATCAATTAACGATTTATCGGGCTTTTCTTCTGATACATTGATATAATGTAATAAGTCAAATACCCCAGCAGAACAAGCATCAGGGAAAGGCATCCCTAATATGATAGCCTTTCTCTTTAAATCCTTATAAGTCATGTTTCTCCCAGAAGCACCAAGGAAATTTGATTTCTCCTTGGATGGGGCTTTCATGTCTTTTCTACTCTTTTTTGCCATATCATCAATATTTTTAAATATTCATTTATTTTCTTTGCAAATATAAGAATAAATAATTTAATCTTATCTTATTTCTCTATTTATTTTTATAAAAATCCGAGGTTTTTGCTCGGTTCGCAGCAGTGGATTTAGGTTTTTTATGCTTTCTCTTGATATGTGTGTTATAAGCCATATCCAATTTCTTAATATTGAATTCTATGTTGTTCACTTGATTATAGTTTACTGCTTTTTCCACACAGCAACGGTACTCTGGCCAGAATTTTTGTCCAAGCTTAACAGATTCGGTTTTAATCATGAACTTAGATACCATAAAACCAAAGGTATCAGCATCATCTTTAGTTTTGAATACGTACATGTAGAATCTACTAAATTCATCTACTACTTCATCCAAAGGTCTTACTGGTAACAATAGATAACCATCAGTATATAGGTCCTCAGATATTAAAGCTACCCAGTATTTTTTCTTTCCTGGTTTTACTTTATACCTAAACCTTTCCTTGAGTTTAGTGTGCATCCAATCCGGTACCCTATTAAGTAGATATTTGATGTATATCTTATCTTTTTTATTCGACCGTCTTTTAAATGCAGAAGGCTGTTGTAGCATCCTTGGAAGTATTCTAAAGTTATTCCACCTATCAAATTCAAGAATTAATCTTAGAGTATCTATGTCCCATTCATCCTCAGACTCCTTTAACCTCTTCATGTTTCTCTCTATATTTTTAGAGTTTACCTTTGGGAGTAATTGAGCTGAGTCTCCTGTGAATAAGCTTGCTTCTTTTCTTTTTAATCGTTTCTCTAAACATCCCTCCATATAATCTTGGAAATTCCTCTCACAGGGGCAATCTGGTCGAAAAATAGAAGTGTGTTTCTCAAAAAAATCCGAGAATAGCCTAAAGAATTTCTCTGACCGTTCCCGGATTTCAAGATACTTGTAATGAGATAACTTTAAAATTTCACCAGCTTCCCATGAAGATTTACTTTCTGATAGTTGAAGGAATAATGATTGTTGTTCTTTATCAATTAAACAACTCCAGGCTTTTTGTTGAGCTTCGTTCATAACATTAAATTCTCCTATATCTCATTATACTATCAATTGCTTCATTGGTTATCTGATTAGGGTCATATTCCCCAGAATTAGCATAAAGCTTATCTGGATCATGATTTAAATATACACTATAGATAACGTTGTCAAAAGGTAACCATACTTCCATTCTTCCCATTTCAGGGTATATAAGAACTTTTACTCTTTTACAAAGATGGTCAACCTCTAATACTGTAGCATCTACTCCCTCATAAGGATAACCCCGTAATACTAAGTAATCTCCAGGCTTTACATTGACTAAATCATCTACTGAAAACTTCTTATTCTCTCTAGCAATACGTTTAAATCGCCTTACTTCTTTTCTACTACAAGTAGCCACTAAAGAGAAATCATCAAAGTCTTCTGCATTGTCAATCCTTACCTTTTTCTTTCTTGGGTGCATTGTCTCGGTATTACGTAACCAAGTTCTGATACCAGATATATTTCTACGTAACTTATTAAGAAAAGGCCTTGAGAATGCTAATTTAGTTGGCATTCTCATAAAACCGTAATTGAATAATACTGGTACTTCTTCGAATACCATCTTACCCTTTGTGGTTTTTCTTAATACGTTTACCATAGGAATAATTGCCTTGATTTGGTCATACCCCTTTTCTTTGAGTTCTTTATTGATTTTATCACAGTACTTCCTTTCAAGGTAAAATATACAATATGAGTATGGGGTATGCTTCTTCATAGGTTACCGGTTTTTAAGAATTAACTTAGCTTGTTTATGTACTAACTTATAGTTTACATTCTTCAATATGTCACTAGCCATGAATACATAAAGAATCTCACCTATCTTTGGTACATCGATTACCATAATATTGGCTTTATCGAATAGTGGTTTATAGAATATGGAAGATAAATCCTTTCCAACTACAAAGAAAAATTCTTCTGAGGGCATTGAATTATATCTCATACAGAGTATGGGAACTTTATTTGCTCTTTTTGCATCCTTAGAAGCTTGTTCCCAGAATTTCAATATATCGCATCCCTTATTACCTAAGAGTAGATGTTCAAACTTAATCTCTTTATAATTCTTGCATTCGATGGATATCTTACATCTATGAGCATGCCTTTCATCAGTACAGGTTAAATCGGAAGTGGAGTCCTTGTTTGAATGCCAAGCTCCACTCCCCGCTCTATTCCTTTCAAATTTGTACCCGGTCCATTTTGTAAACCAAGCACCTATCTTTCTTTCGAATCGATTTCCTTTATTCTTAGAGTTCATAATATAATGGTGTATTGTATTTTTATATACCATTATAGTAATTGGTACCTACTCAGGCCTTGGGTCTTTTCCACTTGCAGAATTTTGGTATTACCAAGAGGAAGTGAATCTAAGTGGGTTATCAAGAATAGAGTTTTCTCTTTGAATATGTGACGTATTAGTGAAGTAACTACTTCTACATTATCTGAACTTAAAGATTCGAATACCTCATCAAGAAATGCTAAATTAATCCCCTTAGAAGCAATAAGAGCTTCATTCATTGCAAATGCCATTGCAACATTACATAATTGTTTTTCTCCACCGCTAAGTTCATCATAATCAATTATTTGCCCATCCCTTTCAATAAGAGTAACAAATTCTTTTCTAGCAGTGCCCAAATCAATATTAAATTCAATCCTAAATCCCAATACCTCTGAATACTTATCAAGGCATTTATTTAAGAACTCAAGGGATGAATCAAATAGATAAGCCTTAATCCCATTATTACCCAATGGGTCATTAATTAACCAGTTATAATTCTCTAACTCTAACTCTTTATTGTGAAAGTCTTCATCAACCTTCCGTAAATTCTTCCTAATCTCCTTAAGTTTTTGTTTATACTTTGGAGACATGACCTTAAGCTTTTCTTGCTTGAGCTTAGCCAGGTCTTCGTCAATAGAAGCAATATCAGAAGCAATATCATCACAGTCTGATTTTAATTTCTTATACCTATCATTTACACTACTAAGTTCTTCCAACCTTTCTAATGCCTCCTGATACTCCTTATCGTATTTATCAAGGTCAGAGAACGCTTTATATATTGATTTGGCATCACGTAATGCACGTTTGTAGTGACCTTCTTCTAACTGTATTACTAATTCTTTAATTACTTTCTTAAGAGGTACATTTGATAAATTCTTGGCATCTTTTATCTTACCCCTCAAATCAAGGATTAGTTCATTTTGTTTTTTAATCTTTATCTGAAGCGAAGCATCTACTTCATCCTTGATTTGTTTTTGTTTTTCAATTAGTAGCTTAGTTAGCTTTTCTCTATCTTGCTTTAACTCTCTTCTTTCTTCTTTGATTTTTTGCTTGAAGGATTTTTCTCTATCTCTCATATCGAAGTAAGCTTCCTTGTTAGCCTCTAATTCTTTCTTAAGCATTTGAAACTCATGCTCTACCTCATTTATTTGAGATATCAAGTTATTTTTATCTTGTAATGCAATGCCTTTAGCAAGGTTTAAGAACTCTAAATCAAATACTTCTTCGAATATCTTTTTCTTATCCGAATTAGATTCTTGTATAAGTCTCTTTATACCCTGACCAAACATGATTGAGTTCATAAACAGAGTATATGATAAACCTATCTCTCTGTTTATAAAATCCTGTATCTTCCCCTTCCCTTTGATATCAACTATATCCCCATCTTTCATGAAGATAAGTCTGTCTTTACCTTTAGCACCATCCTCAAGTACTTCATCATACTTTTGACATCTAACTATCTTATATGTATGAGAATCTTTCTGAAAATATACTTGTACCTTAGTACCCTTGTAATCTTTAGGCCTTACTTGCTTCCAAGTATTTACCTCAGAAACACCCTTTAGGTTTTTCCCATATATTGCCCATACCAAGGCAGAGAGAATAGTTGATTTCCCTTTCCCATTTGGGGCCTTGATAAGTATGGTACAAGTTGGGTTTAATTGTAGGTGTAAGGATTCTATTGAACAAAATCCTTCTGCCTCTAAGTTTAAGAACGTTAACATGACTCAGCCTTTTTAAGTGTTTCAATTAATAGATTAGTTTTAACCTCATCTTTAATACCTTTCTCTCTTAGGTATCTCTTTGCTAGAGACTTCTTAGAAAGTTGCTTAGTAATCTTATGTTTGTTATTAACTGGAGTACTAGCTTTTTGAGGGATTACCGTATAATAATTGCCATCATCATTAATATCCTCTTCCCTTTCTACATCGATGAACTTTGGGAAATTTTTCAAAGGTACAAACTTCAGAGACAAATCTTCATAGATTTTCCAATACCCCAATTCACAATCTCTATCGGTTCTCCTTTGATGGTTAGGTGCCCCAATCATATAAACCTTCTTTGATAATCTTTGGGGTTTGTGTATATGCCCACATAATACTAAATCGAACTTATTGAGAACATTCACATTTAAGTTTTCTACGGAATCTATTTCCCTACCATCTGTATCTTTTGCACCAGGATAATCGGTGTGTAGTAAAAGAATATTCTTTTTACTTTTATCTAATTCTAACTTCTTTAAGTATTCACTTAGACCCACATTATTATCAATATAAGGAACCCCATATACCATAATATCTTTATGTGTAGAAGATAGTTGGGTTTTTTCATAATCTAATATCATGATACCATACTTCTCTACTTGATAAAGCCAGCTAAAGGGTTTAGTACCAACCTTACTTATTTTCTTAATATCATGATTTCCAGATATGGCATATATCCAAAATCCTTCGATTAGTTCATTATAACATATCTCTGCTAATTCTTGGTCCATTGTTTCGGCCTTATGAAATAAGTCTCCACAAAATAATGCAGGACAGTTAAACCTTCTACATAATTTCCGTATAATCGACAAAACCCTGAAACTATTCAGGGTCCTGTGATTGTTCTCATTAAACTTAGCCCATAGATTTATATGTAAATCTGAAAAGGCTATTGCTATTACTTCTTTCCCCATATCCTATCTAAATGGTAATTGATTTGTTCCGTTCTCATACCTAAATCGAGCTCAGATATACAAATAGTGGGTATTTCCCAATTTGCAAGCAATTCTCCCATAAGAGATGATATCTGAACTTGGAAGAATCTGTTAAGTATTCTCTTACCATTATCTTCCATTGACCAATGCTTATAAGTATCTAGATTTAATGGTAAGAAGATTGCTACATCACATTGATCTTCCATTAAAGTCTTACATTGACAGAAAAAATGTTCCATTTCACATTCTGGTAAAGTTCTTGATTGCTTATACCAAAAATAAGCAGCCAAATCTGCATAACTCCTATCAGTTACGAAGTATTCTCTATCCTTGAATAACCTATTCCTTTTGTTCAGAAGTTGAAAATCTGCTTTATACATTGCCTCCGAACCGAGGGATAATATTTCATTATGTGATACCCCTTCAGTAGCAGGTAATAAATCTGACATACTACCAGAAATAAAAGGTAGATCTTCTCTCTTAGCTACATACTTAGCTAAAGTGGTCTTCCCTATACCAGAGGGACCCACAAACATAATTCTCTTACTCATGATGTAATGCTTTAAAGGGTTTTATAAATTCATTTGTCAAAAATGATGCTAAAGAGTATTCGATACAAAGCTCTTTGAATTTCTCATACTTAAACTTCTTCTTTGACTTAATTGGTAACTTATCCAATGGATTATGTCTTACAAACCAGAAAAGGTCGATTAACTGTTCATTCCTTTTCCATATTTGAAGATATTCTTTGTTCTTACTCTGGGCAATAAACTTCTCAATTCTACCCTCATCAAGGATTTTCCTTGCTTTTACTGGGCCTATACCCGGGAACCCTGGTATATCATCGGAAGTATCTCCAACCATTGCAAGGTACTCTACCGTTTCATGAGAATGATAACCGAATAATTCTTTGCAGTTATCCATTCTTATCATCTCATCTTTTCTGGGATTATATATCCTCAGGTTATTTGATAGCAACTGGTTAAAGTCTTTATCCGATGATATAAGTATCATTTTCTCGGATTGGAATTTTTTAATTGCAAGGTATGCTAAGAAGTCATCTCCTTCATATACTGTAGATTTCTTTTTATCGAAGATATAATTAATTCTTAGCATACCCAGCATTTTCATTATAATTGCCTTTTGATTTTGCAATGATTCATAATCTACTGATATGTTTTTCCTATGGCCCTTGTAATTTGGTAATAACTCCATCCTTACTGGTGAATGACCATTATCAAATGAAACATAAACCTCATCCGGTTCGAACCTTGTAAGATACATATGTAGAGATTTGAAAAATCCGAATATTGCCCCACTCGGTTTACCATCTGTAGATTTAAGTTTTTCAAATTTGTGAAAAGATTGATGTAAAATATTATCGCCGTCAACTAATAATATTAATTTTTTATTTTTCATATTTATTTTTATATTTAATATAATAATCTGATATTAGTTGATGTCCCAGCCCGGTTATCTCTGATACCTCTTTTCTAGTAAACCCCATACCTATCAACTTAGGTATATATGACCTTTGAATCTCTGTACCTTTGATACATTTACCTTTTAATTTGTTTACCATCCTCCCATCCCTAGAAGCTTGAGACATATTGTCTTTTTGTGTACCCCAATAAAGGTTCTTAACTGAATTATTAGTAGGTACATTATCTTTATGGCAAACATAGGGTAAATTTTCGGGATTAGGTATATAAACTAAAGCCACCAATCTGTGTAATAACCATTTTGTAGTACCTATACCTGGTTGAGATAATCCTACTATATACCTCCCATTCTTATTTAGATGAGGTTGTTTTAAGTGATATCTTTTGTTTAATATACCCTTACCATTAACATCCCACCTTGAATATATTTTACCTCTCTTAGAGATGTGGTATCCTGGATATCCTGGGATATTATCATGAAGTATTTTATTCTGATACTTACCTTCTCCATGAGTATAGATTGGAGAAGTCCAAGACAGACTACCTATCTTATTCTTGGACCTTGTAAATTGTGTTTTCTTGCTCATCGTCCAAAATCTAATTCATAAAGTGAAACTTCTTGAATCTTTTCCTCTCCAAGATATACATCTAAATAATTCTCTGGTTGGCTATAAGCATCTAGATACCTAACCCTAGATTCCATTCTCAAATTTTTCTTAAGGTACTCTTTAATTACTTTCTCTATACCTTCTACCTCTTTCTTATTCATCGTCTTCCTCCTCCTCTTCTGAATCTGAATAGTTTTCATATTCTACACCATCGACTGGGAATAGATTTGTTTCTATTTTCTCCAGTTGTTTTTTAGTAGTACCTATGGTATTTACTCCGGCTTTCCGTAAAAGTTTTCTACGAAGTTCATCGTCTTCTTCCAAAAGCTTTTGGAATTTCTCTTCCCCTCTTGCAAGAGTTTTACCTTTCAATTTATACCCCCCAGTAGTTTTTTCGATTACATCGGTATCTACTAATACATCTTCCAAAGCATAGCATCTGTCAAACCCGACTTCGTGGAATTTAGGATTGAAATATACAGGGCATTTGCTGATTGTAGGTCGAGGAGGAGCAACTTTATTTTTAATAAGTCTGATAGTGACAAGTTTCCCAGCTTTCCTTTCTTTCCCATTTTGTTTAATGGTAACAGACCTTCCTGAATAGAAAGCAGCTCTGATTGAAGCGTAGAACTTAAGTGCTGCACCTCCTGTAGTTGTTGTGTTATCTTTTCCAAATCCGACATTCAAAGCAGTTCTTAATTGGTTAATATAAATCTGAGATACTCCCAGTTTGTAGAATAATTCACTTCTGATACGAAAGTATTTATAAAGAGCCTTTGCTCTACCTCCCATCTCTGCCTTACCATCAACCATCTTAGCATCTATATTATCAGTACAGTCAGTAGCTGCAATGGAATCGATTACTAAGAGTATCGGTTCATTGTGAGTTAATTGAGAACGTAAATAAATTGCTAAGTCTGCTACTACGTCTGCAATATATTCAATACGGGTATCATTAACAATAGTTACTCTTGCAGGGTCTACTCCATTGATTTCAGCCCATGAATTCATCCAGGATTGTTCAGCATCTACCCATATCACATGACCTCCAAGTTGTTGAGTAGCATAAGCAAAGTTATAAGCCACTAAAGATTTACCAGAGGATTCCTCTCCAGCAATCTCAACGATTTTACCATAAGGAATACCCTTACCAAATAAGTAGTTCAGAGCAAAGAAAGTAGATGGTATATATAAATCGGTATCAGTAACTTCTGAAGCTAATTTAATCATACTTCCATATTTCTTTGCCATCTCATTTGCTGTTGGTACTTTTAAACCAACCTTAGATTTCTTTGCCATAATGTAATGTCTTTAAACTAAAGAAGGTGATAACAGAACGAATCTAATTACCACCTTCGAATGAAACCATATTACTAACCCTTAAATATCCGATTTGTATTTTCTTTTCTTTTTCTTAGGTTCATCATCTTCCATGTAATGGTCTTTGTGAACTCCCTTTTTCTTTTTATTCTTTGACTTATCGTCATCATCGTCATCCCCATGGTCTTCGTTTAGATACTGTGAAAGTAAATCTTCCAACTCATCATAGGATTTGATTTGAGAACGAACTATTCCCTCAAGGTCAATTGTACCTTGATATTTCTTGTCCAACTTAGTTGGTTTGCAAGCACGAGCAGAATAAGTGGTGTCTAGTTTACCAGACCCTGAACGAATTACCTTGATATCATATCCAGTTTTTGGATCTGTCATATCACCTGCCTCATCTTCATCAAGGTAAAGGTCAATGATATCCTGGTATACTGAGCGAGGAACTAAAACTCCCTTATCTTTGCCTTCGTAATCTACCTTACTACCCTTTTCATCTGAGTAAATGATACCACCGATGACATATCTTCTTCTTGGCACCAAATTCTTGGCAAGTTCCTTGTCATCTTCATCATTAGAGTTTTTCAATTCTTGGTATTTCTCCATGAATGGGCAAGGTTCATCAAAAGTAGCCGGAGATATAACTCCTCCCAAATTGCCACCCAGGTAGAATTGAATAATTTCGATACCCAATTCTTGGTCATCACCCGGAGATTTAATTCTCATCCTCAGAGTTCCCTCTTTTGGATATACTAACCCACTACCATTTCCCTTGAATTCTAGCTGTTTCTTTCTAGCTAGCATCTTTTCTTTTGTAGAAAGTCCCTCTGATGAAACTTTCTTTTTCTTCTTGTCTTTTATCATAATGATTAGTTTTAATTATTCGGTTCTGAGTAAACTACTTCGTTCATACTCAATACGGTAAGAACGTTTTTCTCTAAAAGTTGTTTGAGAGCAGGAGATAGTTTGTCCGTTTCGAATTCAAGTTCTTTACCTGCATACAAACCATAGGTAACTATTCTACCTACAGCAACCAATTCTCGGTAGGTTTTGTATTCTTCGGTAATTTCCCCACTCTTTACTACAACCCCTTTACGAGGAACTCCCTCTTTTACTTGTTCAGGGATAATCAAACCCGATTTAGTTTGGTTTACCTCCTTTGGAGATAAAATAAGTACCCGGTTTTCTGTAGGGCATCCAGGTAATTCTTGATTAAATTTCTCAGCCACAAGAGGTGAGATAAATGGCATTGAATAATTCATATTCTAATACTGTTTTTAAAAGTTAGTAATTGTTTATAGTTCAATGGGTTAACCTTTTCTTAGGTTCGCATTAATAGTTCTTAATATATTTTCGCGTGACTCATAGCACTTACATATAGTTATGAACTTATTTGCTTTTTCTACAGCTTTCAAATACCTTTCATTGATAGAAGAGTATTTCTTGTTAAGGTTTGCCTTATGAGATACGTATTCATTATTCCATCTCTCATTAGCATCCTTATAATATAACCAGGCATTCGAATAAGCTTCTTCTTTTTCCCTTGCTAGAGCATCTCTTTCTTTTATATACTTATCTCTCAGGGAAGCAAGTACATAATAACTAGAAGGAGATTCTCGTAGCTGAGAATTGATGATATTCTCATTGATAGATAATTCCTTTTGAATATCAATCTCAATAAGTTTACCTTCAAATTTAACCTTTAGTTTTTTCAGTTCCGTCTTCATAAACTTCTAATAGGTTTTTAAAGTCTTCTTTACTAAATTCCCCTTTGCTTATTGCTTTAGTTACTTGAGCAAAAGCCATTTGATAAGAGAGTTTCATACCGGGCAAATTAAGAAGAGATTTATAGATGCTTATCTTATCTACCAAAGCCATTAATCTTAAGTCGCATAAGTTATCAGTACCACCTCTATCGAGTAATGCTAAAAATGCAGCCCAATAAATATGGGTGGCATCTTCATAAGCAAGTTTACCATCCTCATCCGTAGCCATTACTTTAAAAGCCAATCCCTCTAAAGTAGTAAGATTAGTTTGTACTTGAGATAACTGAGTCTTTAATCGGTTAAGTAACATTTTTTCTTGTCCACTCAACCTTAGATTAACCACATCTAAATACTTAAGTAAATTTTCGATAGAATAACCTAAGCAACCTGCAACCATATAAGTAAGGGCAGTTAACTTACTTGCATTATCAATCTCTTTCTGTGTTGCCATAATTCCATAAATTTATATTATTTATGTATACATAGTATCTTCTCTTTTCACTCCTGTAATGGTAGATACTGAATCTGAATGCTTTAAATTAGTTTTACAATTAGGACATTGTACTATCCTAAAATAATCCCCAGATTTATTATAAACCACAAAAGTTTCACTGGTATCATATTCAAATTCGCAATCACATACTGGGCATTTAGCCCTCCATACCGTAGGCCCGTTTAAAATCTTCTTCATTTCCTTAGTTTTATGTTATTATACCGTAATATTTTATATAATACTCCAGTTGATATACCGAATTCTTCTAGTATATCTTTTCTTGGTATACCCTCTATATACCTAGAAATTAATAATTCTACATTTACCTTACGTTCTCGTTCTTTACCAACAAAATAGAATCTTTTATCTTCTATACACTGACCCATATTCATCTTAGCTGTACCCCAATATAAATTACCTACCCGATTATCCTCTGGATTGTTATTTTTATGACATACTTGAGGATAATTGTTTGGGTTAGGGATGTAAATAGAAGCAACTAACCTGTGTCTATAAAAGTTCTTCCGTTTACCACCATCTCCTACTAAAGAGTTAGATAAATAACCATTATCTTTCATAGCAGGTTTTACTAATTTCCAACTACCAGTAAATTTCGAGTATAATTTTCCAGTACGGGATATGTAATAATTACTAAACCCGGGTATATTACCCTTTTCTCGATTTTTCATATTCTCGTTGATATTTATGGATTTCCTTTTTATATAGTTCCATAAATACTTCTGGTGAAGCTGCACTAAAATTACCAATTTTACGAGTCTTAAACTTATGATATTCCTCCATGTACTCTTCTACCGAAAAGTCTGGTTTTAACATTCTAGTATAATCATATCCGGGCATAAATGGTAATTCTTCTGCCATAGACCGGCCTATTGTAAAATCCATTGATAGAGTTACGTCATCTACTTGAAAACCGAAATACTTCTTAGTACTTGGGTTACGTAGGATATTCCAAATGGTATATACAGTCCATGTATTTATATCTTCTGGTTTAGAATACATATATACTGCATCATGTACCGTACAAGCTTCTTTCATCATTGGTAATTTACCTTGTCGCATTAACCAATAAACAAGAATAGCTCCGAAGTTGGTCATATTTGCTGCAGCACCTTGACATGGGAAATTAAGTCCCAAACGAATAGCATAAGCAACTTCTTGTTTGTCGTTTGAGTATATCTGGGGTAATCTTCTCTTAGTACCAAATAACTGGGTATAATACCCATGCTTACGAAGAAATTTCTCTTGCTTCTCTTTGAACTTAAGTATCTTTGGGTGTTTCTCAAAGAACTCCGCCATTTCTTTATGGGCTTCTTCTTTAGTAACTATAATACCAGCTTTTGGGTCGGATAATTTTACTGCAAGTAAAGCTTCTCCAATACCATAAATCAAACCGAATGCAATTTGCTTAGCTTGTTTTCTTCTAGTCTTCCATAATTTATGGTCAGGATGATTTTCATCTTCGTATATTTTAGAGGCTTCCTCAATTGATACTCCATATTTTGCTGCTGCTATACCCAAGTGAGGGTCAGCCCCCTTTGCAAAAGCATCAAGATATGTTTCATCACCCGATAGATGAGCCATCATTCTTAACTCTGCCTGTGAGTAGTCAAATGCCATATATAAATATCCCGGAGGAGCAACTAATTGTTTCTTGATATTGGGATCTACCGATGTCTTTGGTATCTGCTGCATATTTGGGTCTGCAGAACTAAACCGATTAGAGTCTGTACCATGTATATTATACCTACCGTGTAATCTAGAATCATCTTGTACCTTTTCCCACCATCCATAAATATAGGTCTTATACATTTTCTCTAACCCTCGTAATTCAAGAAGCTTATCAAGGAATATTGCCTTTGGTGAATCTGGCTTTTTAATCGTTAACCTAAGGTTAGTAAGAGTTTCTTCATCAGTACTTGGTTTACCAGATTCATTATCCTTAATCACATCAAAATGAAAGCCATCTTCTGAATACATCAATGCAGGTAAATCAACTGGGCTACCCAAATTAATGGGCCTTATTAATTCTTGTTCCTTTTTAGTTGTGAATATACCTGCTTTGATATTTGAGATTTTCTGTTCCCTTGATGCAATCTTCCGTTTATCTTTTGGGTCATTATAATCTAACTCTTCAAGTTCGTCTTCAATAGACTGAATATATTTATCAATCTTTTCTTGGTTATACTTCTTTTCGAATTTCTTTACTCTTGGCAAAGCGTATATTGCGTCTCTAGCAGCATCTATTTTTGGTTTATATTCTTCCAAAAGCTTTTTATTGAACTCAGTATCTAGATATAAACCCTCCTTTTCTACCGATGTTAGTACTCGTGAATTACACATGAATAAATTACGGAATACCGAATACATACCTAAATCCACCAACTTCTTCTCAAAGAATATCATTAACCTAAGAGTATAATCTGTATCTTGACACCCATAATGGCAAAGTGGGTCTAATTCTTTTTTATCCCAAGGTATTTTATCAAAAGCATCTTGTTTCTCATAATTACCATGCTCAGGCAAATACCTTCTTACCATTGATTTTAGGTCATGGGGTTTTTCCTCATTAAGAACATATTTTGCAAGCATACCATCTAAACAAGTACCCCTATAGAATATTTTATACTTTTGGTTTATCTGGTCATCAAACTTCCAGTTCCATGCAACCTTTACAATGTCATAATTCTCGATTACCTCTTCCCCAAATTTCTTTAGCATCTTTTTCCAATTCCAACCCGGTGAAGTATAATCTTTTGTTTCGAAATGGTCTAAAGGAATGGAAGCACCAAACCCTGGCATCCAGGATACTGAGAGTATAGTTGGCTTAAAACCCTTATTATATATTGGTTCTGCATTTGTTTCGTAGTCACAGCAAGCATAACCTGTAGCTTTACAACAAGCAATAAGTTTCTTAAGCTCTCTCTTGTTTTTTATTATTGTATACCGTGTCTCCATATTTTAAAATAGAAAAAGGGACATACCCACCAGTAGTAGATACATCCCTCATTATTAGTATTTCTCTTGTAAGTCTTCCAGATTAGATGCTAATGATGTCCAATCTTTCTTATAAGCATGAAGAGAATCGATAGTATGATATAGATAACCTGGTTTTACTCCTACCTCTTTAGCTACATATTGCATGAGTCTCCATGCAAGATATACATCATTACCGAAATGTTGTACAAAGTCCGAGCTTCTCTGGTGATAGCAAATGTGTAATACCTTCTCCCCTTTACCATTCTGACGGATAAGGAAATCATAATACATTGAGCATGGAATACGTCTACTACCATCATAATGGTCAGAATCCTCATCTTCATTATAATTATCTGTACCATAGATATTTAAAACTGCCTTACGAGTATCTTGGTCTGATTTTAATAACTGGATTATAGCCATAATTTTAGGCATTACTGTACCATTAAAATAAACAGGCTTCATGATACGTTCAGAATAGGTATATTCGAATATTTCATGATATTCTTTGTGAGTCTCATTTCCAACAAAAGAAATCTCTTCTTTTACAAGGAATTGCTCCCAAAGATCTCTTCTTAATTTCCAAGCCTCACCCGGATTCCAGGGTTCTCCATTGGGTTCAAAAGTTATCCTCTCTTGAAATTCAGCATCTGCCCATTCTTTTGAATGAGAAAATACGAATAACCATACGGGGTCTCCGAGTGAAGTTAAACAATATTGTTGGCAAATGAGTTCCTTTGTTTCAAACTCTTCTTTACCTTCAATCACTTTATTCTGATAGGTCTTTGGTTTTACAGTTTGACCATAACTGTTGAGTTCTCTGCCCATTTCGGACATTAACTCAAAACTGTTAGAATATATCCTCATATTATATAAATATTTAACTGTATGACATTGTAGAATTAACCCAGGTCATATGCCAGTAGCGAAATACAAAATTATCAAAATCCTCTACCTCTTTCATTAACAAGGGTATATCTGGTTCTGCACCGTTCTTTTTAATCTCTAAAACTTGGTAATAGAATTTGTTTACTAATCCTATCCGCTTCTGATTTAAAAATTCCTTAGCTTCCATTGTTCTTTTGTTTTAAAAGTTTCTTTTTATAGGCTTTACGTTGAGAGTAAGAGATTACATTCTCAGGATATTCTATATCCTCGTATTCAAGAAGTAATTCTTTTGCTTTCATTGATTTATATGTTTCCTCATATAAATCTGGTCGAAGCACTTTAAAACTTCTAAAGAATACCTTGAATGAAGAGAATTCCTTCTCTGTGCCCTTTTGGAATTTTTTCCATATCTCTTTTATCCTCTTATTCCATGAATTCTCCTCTGCTCCTTTAAGTACCTTCTTCAAAGGTTTATGGGTATGATACATTAGAAGTGTCTCCACATTTCCGTACATTTGAGTCGCAAATAAGTTGATTTGTACTGACTGGTCCGGCCCATATACGTACTCTGACATTCGTTGAATTAATAGGAAATCGAATATTAACCTCTTGGTAATCTCCGAAGCACGAACTACCATTGTAATAACTGGGATGTCTTCCCCGAATCGTTTTGAAAAAGTCGCAGCTATTAGACATTGTTTACCATTATCATGATGATTATTGAACATATAAGTTATATTGTAATTCTGATTGTACTTATTTCTCAGTACTCTCAGTTTACTACGCAACAAGTCAAGCTTATTAAAATCTATGTAGTTATTCAATAAGCTAGTCCACTTAGTTTCTTTATAATTGAAACACCGCCCATAATCAAATTCTGGGTCTACCCATGCTTTTCGTATTTTTATAAATACATTATACACTACTGCTACCCCACTATTAGCCATAGCTCCTTTCCCAAATAGGATTGGGTCTAATCTTAGGAATCCCTCATTGAGTTTTTCCCATGCTTCCTGTGAAGTAGCAAATTCTAACGAATGGAGGGACTCCTCCGTATTAAGTTGAAGCCCCTCTAATTTCTTATTCCAACCCGACATATAATTGGCTGATTTTTAATTGGTTACTAATAATTAGTATTTTGTCTCCATAAATTGAGACGTTGTTTTTTAAAGAATAAACTAAATAATCCGCAAGGAGTAAACCCATTCATGGCTAAGAATCCCATATAGAGATAGAAAGCTTTTACTAATGATTCCTGAAAATCTATTTCTTTGGTCATTACTTGAGTTTGTTTCCAGGGTCTACATTTAAGGAAGTTCCTTGCTTTATTGAGTTCATATATTACTTCCCATAAATATAGCTTCTCGTTTTCATGAGATATCTCGCTCATTTCATGAAAACCTGGGGTATAAGAAACTATCTTATCATACTCTGCTCTATCCTCTCTTGCCCAATCGGTTGAACTTAATATAGGATATTTCCTTACACTTCGATGATCTGGGTACTTGATGAGTAGGTCTTTGACTCCGATTGCCATTACCTCAAATAAACTCTTTGCATCTTGGTATTTCAGAATATCTTCTGGCAATATATTAGAATACAAAAGCAAAGTAAAGAAGAATCCCAAAGCATCTGCTTGTTCCTCATTTGCATTTGCTAGATGATTTAATACCTGAGTGTATTCTTCTGAGGTTAAGCAATCATTATTCCATCCATAATCACGATATATAGATACTACTTCATCGGTAGATTCGAATCCTTCGGTTAATTCCTCAATAACCCTACCAATAAAATCCTTTAGGATAACTTGGTTCTTTGGGTTATTTATATCTAAAGGATAATCTGGTAACTTCTCTATAGATTTATATCCAGAGAATTGTTCTATCCCAAGATCATACATTTCTTGTAGTATCCGTGCCTCAGTTTCTTCTACCTGAGGCACTTGTTCATTTATATTCCTTATGTCCACTATTTTATGTTTTGAGATGAACCAAATCCTTTATCTCCTCTGCTTCCCCACATTTGTGATTCAGTATAAAACTCCTCTTGCTGAATCTCCTCTGGCTCGGTAATATAAATGGGTACATGAATAAATTGTACCAGCTTTTGACCAGCCTCGATAACCTGAATTTCTTGAGAAGTGTTATATATCCCAATATGTATCTCTCCAACATAAGGGGAATCCACTATCTCGGCAGTAAAGATTAACCCTTTCTTAGTAGCTATACCAGATTTGTTTGCTGCCATTAACATAGATGCAGGAGGTTCTAGCAAACCTTTGATACCCGATGGGATAAGTATACGATGACCTGGTTTTAAAGCTATATGCCTTACAAAGGCTTCACCAAAAGGAACATCTAAATCATAACCTTCGGAGTCGAATTCATTTTTAGAATGAATATCCTCAGGGTATAAATTAGTTGGTACATAAAAATCTAACCCAGCATCATTGGGGTTTGCTCTGTTTGGAGATATTACCTCCCTTACTTTGATAAATCTGAATCTGTTCATAATATATTACATTTACGTAAAAGTTGTCCAAAGGTTAATTTCTTGGGTCTGGAAACATGTACTCCCAATGAATTACACATTCTTAATACATCAGTAGAACCCTCCATACATAAATTAGCAAGTACATCCTCTTGCTTTACAAAATAGTTTGGGTTGTTAAGGTATACCTTGAACATAGCCCATATCATCTCTATTGGTTTCATTATTTAGTACACTCTTTATAAAGTTCTCTAATACGTTTTCTAGGTACTTCAAATTTCTCAACGGTTTTGGTAATAACCTCTTTTCTGTCTTTCCCTTTCCGAATCAAACCTCGAATATATTTCTTGATACCAACGGTATCTTCAAGTACATCTAAATCCTTGTATTGATTCTTCTGTTCTAATTCTTTCCTTGTAATGTTCAAGTTCTGGGACATCTTGAATGCACATAGTTCTGAGTCTCCGCATAGTTTACATTCTTTGGTTGATAAATCATATCCAATACCAAAGCATGGATCTCCGTTAGTACCCAATTGACTAACATCTATTGGTGTAAGTACATCATGTTTTGATAAATCAGGAAGTTGTTTCTTTTTCTTTGCCATCTCATTTTTCTTTATAAATGTATATGTTAGTAATATCATCTAGGGTTACATATGAATAACCAATGTTATTAATAAATAGTTCCCTGAGTTTAGATAATTCTGGGCAAGATTCTGGGTCAGTAGTATCTTGTTGTAATTTGATCTCTAATCCAGATCCCCAATATAAACTAAATGAATGGGTATAAACATCCGGGGTATATCTCCAGTGTTTAATATGGGTTACCCATGCCAAATCCCTGCAATTGAATACATGTTTGGGATTACTGGCAGGTGGGTTCATCCAATTTAATATTCGGTCTATCAGTTTCATTATTCTTTATTGTTATTTGGTTTCCTTAATAATATCCAGCAGTAGATACCTGATGCGGATATTTGTATTATTCTATATCCTTCCGATTGTAATTGTATTAATCGTTCATCAGTATCTTCCCTGATACATATAATTTTATCTTTATTCATAATGCCCGTATGCTTATTAATTGTAATCTTCTTTTCCTCCTACGGAGAAAAAGTAAATACTCATAGTACTTCTAGTTAACTCTTAATAAGGCTATGGTTAGGATGTTTCTTCCATAGCTTATCTAACAGTATTACTTTCAATTCTTGTCTCTGATAATATTGCTTCCTATGTTTTCCATGCCTATCTAAATAATTACCAGGATAGTGAAGGTCATCAAGGTACACTTTCTTTTTCGATTTATCGGTTCTTACCAAACGACCAAGGAACTGAATGGATTTTTCTTGACTATCCATACTTGCTGCGTTAAGCAAATACCTTAGCTTAGGAAAGTTTTTGCCCCGAGCAATGATTGTAGTTGATACCAAGATATCAATTTTGCCGTCCCTAAAATCTTTCATTATTTGTTGTCTTAATTTAGATTTGGTATTAACATGCACATAGGCAATATTATAGGCATCGCCCAGTTTCTTTTTAAAGAACTTATATAGATTTTCACAATGTGCAATATGCTTGCAAACTACGAGAGCAGGATATCTGCCTTGATTAATATTCCATCGTAATCTGGAATATGCCATTAACCAAGCAGTATAACTGTTAGTAATCGAATCATCATATATCTCTTTATAAGATATACAATCGGATTCCCAATTCCCATACCAGGGTTTACCTGGTACCATCTTTACTACAGTTTTAGTTGAATAACCCTTCTTAATAGAATCCCTAAGTTTAAACTCGGCAAGTACCTTACCAAAGAAACATTCAAGATTCATATTCTTAACTTTATCTTTAGCAAGCTTACTCATATAAATCGTACCAGATAATCCTATACGAATTCTGGTATTAAATAACCGAGTGATTACATTCTGATATTGCTTACTACCTCCTTGGTCAGCCTCATCTATAAGTACCATATCTATTTGAGATAATTCCTTTTGATAGAATCTCATATTTCTCGAAATAGATTGAACCATACCTATAGTAAAGTTACTCCAGTTTAAAACCTTGCCTTGAACAAAAGTGATATCTTCTCCGGGTAGATATTGCTTAAATTCTTCTCTAGCTTGGTTTAACCAATCCGAGTCATTAGTTATTAGCAAAGTCTTTAACTGCTTCTTATAGGATAAATATAAAGACGACATGATAAGTGTTTTACCTGCATTAACAGTGTAATCTAATACGCCAATATGAAAAGGTGTATTCCCTATCTTATTATTGATAACTGCCTTAACAGCTTTCTCTTGCTCTGGTCTTAATTTATATTTGCCTATATTCGTAACTACTTTACTGACTTTAGGTAAAGGTTGTCTCATATCTACAACTTTAGGTTTAATCCCCATCTCAATACACATATCGTATACTTTGGGAAGTAAACCTATTTTAAATTGCCCAGTCTTGGTGATGTAATGAATCTTACCGTCCCAATTCTGCATACCTCTTTGCCTTGTACGTAAGTAGAAAGCATTCGGATGTCGAATGGCAAACTCATTATAAAGTTTCTGTGCGAACTTAAGAGGTAAGTCTAAACTACAAACATTACCGTTTTCTATCAATATTTTCATCTCTATAAGATTTTTTATTAATAACTCTTCCTATTGTACCTACTGATACGCCTAACCTTTTAGCTATGTCCTTATAATATAGGCCTTTAGCCTTTAACTTAAATATAAGGATTAAATCTTTCTTAGATAACTTAGCTCTAGAAGCTTTACAAGAAGACCCTCTTAATTTACCATTTTTTCTAGCATCTTCCATATTTTGTTTTTGAGTGCCCCATCTAAGATTATCTACATGATTATTCAAAGGGTTATCATCTAAATGTCTTATAACTAGTTTAGTAGAAGAAGGCTTTGGTAAATAAACCAAAGCCACTAATCTATAAACCCTTTGAGATAAATGATTACCATGATTTGATAGGGTTACAGCTGGATCTCCCTTTATTATACCTCCTCTAAGTAACTTCCAATTACCCGATTTTCTGGAATATACCTTACCATCCCTAGAAACATGATAATAAGGCCAACCTGGTATATTATCTTTCATATTCCCATTCTGAATAATTATCTTACTCATTTGATAATTACCGTTACACCCTTAGTGGCTTTATCCATGCCCATTGCTTCCTTAAGAAGTTTGATATGATGTTCCTCATCGGCAATCAATTTCTCAAGGAAATAATTCACATCATCGTAATCTGGACGTTCCTCGTATTGAGCAATTGCTCTTTGGATTTTCTTGTAGTGACCAATAGTTTCTATCTCGGAATTCAAAGCAATCTTTAAAGCTTGTTCCCAAGTAGAACCAATCTCAATCGTAGGATTAATATTCATGGTAGAGTAATCCTCATAGGGATCTGCCTTTTGTAAAAAGTCCGATATCTTATCAAGGTGTCTCATCTCTACCAAACCAATACCCAACATCAATTCTGATACCTCCTCGAATCTAGAAGACTGTTGGGTATACATAATAATTGCACTTAGTTCTGAGAACTTGGCATTCTTCCAAATCACATAGAACATATTAATTATCTCATCAGGCCAAGGGTCGATATCCTTAAAATCTGGATAAGTTACCGATTGGTCTGAATACTTGAGGACATCTATAAAAGCATTAGCTGCATCCTCTACTCTGTTTCCGAAAAATTGTAAACCTTTCATATCATTTTCTTATTTTATCCCAAAGACTCCCCTCTACTATTGGTTCATCTTCGAGTAGTTGTTTATTCTTATTCTTATATAAATACTTATTGTATCTTTCAATTGCTTTATCGGTATACATCTGTGCAATGTCTGGTAAACCATTACACCATGCAAGAGATTCAAACTGAGCATCGATGAAGGTCTTATAATCCCAGCCCTCTTCTTTTAAGAATTCACCTACCTTTGCAAAGTGTACATACTTCTCTGGTTTATTTTCATAAGACTCATATATACCAGTTGCCTTAGCAATCTTACCTATAAAGTAATCATGTATCTCCTTAGTAAGTTCCAAATCTGAATGCTGTAATTCTAATTCGGCATCTATTTGATTAGTGATGTTTTCTTGCATAGATAATAACCTTTGCATAACATTACGATAATCAGTCATCCTTTTTAGTCCAGTCTCTATATACTTGATAAAACCTTCTCTGGTATCAAGTTTAAAATCCTCACAAAAGGTATTACATATCTCTGCAAGCTTTTTACAATTTGCCCATTCTCGGGAATTACTTTCGTTTATTTTCCGAACTCCTCTATGCTTTAATTTTATACGAGTTGCATATAAAATATCAGCAACGAGGGCAGCATCCCCCTTAGATGCTAGTAATATGTTATTAACTCGCTTAGTATTTTTATTGTTAGAAACTAAGACTGCTCTATGATTTATTGCCTCCTTTCGAGCAATAACAAAAAAAGCCTCAACTGGGAAATTATCTACCTCTAAGGTATTTAATATTTCCTCAAATTGAGACTTAGTTATATGGATAGATGGTTCACGCATAAATATATTATTTTATAATATAATAGGAACTCCCTATTTCAATGAGTTTCTGATTGATACAAATCTAGATAACTTAATTATCCCACCGTATACCCTCTTTATATTGAGAGATAATCTTAGATATGTGTCTTTTACTTATACCAAATATAGAACTAATCTTAAATTCTGGTACTTTATAATTCAACCTTAAATCTACTATCATATTTCTAGTTTGATTAGTAATAGAGGCATTCGAGTGATATTCTCCTCTAGCCATTAAAGCTGATGGAGTTTTTAAGTTACCATCTCTATAAGCTTGAAGTATATTCTGGGATTGGGTACCCCACTTAAGATTCTTATAATGGTTATTGGATGGATCATTATCCAAATGCATAACTATATCATAGATTTCTGGTTTAGGATTATGAACCCAGGCCAAAGCTACTAATCTAGATACTTGTAACCATTTAGTACCTATCTTTACCCGAATTCTTCCAGTACTTGAAGTATTTGAAGTTTTTCTAAGTTTCCAAGCACCTCTACTATAAGAATAAATTTCACCGTTCTTTGTAACATGGTAACCTGGATGCCCAACTACATTATCTTTCATAAGCTATTTTTTATTTTAATTAGTTCTTTATAAGTCTGATATCGGGTGTTATATACCAGCCTCATAACGGCAGGTTTTTTTAAGTCGTTTACGTCTTTTCCGTCTGGTAAAAACACCACCTTGACTTTTTTATATGCAACAAGCTTGAGAGCCAAGTTGATGGCATATTCTTTTGCGTCTGGGTCCAACAATATAATAAATCTTTCGCATTGGGATTTAAGTAACTCATTGACTTGGTACTGACTAATAGCTTTACCCATTGTGGCAATTGCTCTATCCCCAATTGTGAGAGCATTAAGTGCCCCTTCGCAAATGAATACCGACCGGTACATTTCCAATGCGTCATGATTAAAGATGATAAATTGTTTGCCAAGGCCTGTGATATCTTTATCGGGATTATTATACCTGGGACCTTTTCCGATAACGTTCCGAGCATTGTAATATTTAAGTTGTCCTTGATAATAGAACGGGATGATAAGGTACCCGTAAGTCGTGCCCATTGTTCCATAGCCGATACCAAATCTTGAAAACTGGTCGGGGTTGAAGCCGCGTTTCTTGATATATCCCCTAATACTTTTTGCAAGTTGGCTGTCTCCAATCGAAATATTTCTAAATCCCTCAGGGAGATACAGGGGCTTACTCTCGGCAAGTTCGATTTTCTCTTCCTTAAACTGTAGTTCATCAAATTGTCCATTGTTCAAAAAGTTAATTAGTTCATGGTATTCTGTAAATCCCTCTATATCCATTATCAGTTGAGCAGGAGAGGGATGAGCATTACATCGAAAACAATTAGTTCGATACATGGAAAGATTAACCCCCAACTTCTGTTCTCTCCCGCAATATGGGCAAGTTGGTATACGCATCCAGCCCCTTCTATATCTATAACCCCCCAGTCTAGAAATAAAATAATTATATAACTGGGCTTTAAATTTATTAGTGATTTTCATGTATGCCTCGGTATATTAAATCTACGTAAATAATTGTTTAGGGTAGTATGTCCAATAGAATACTTATCACATATATCTTTAACTTTCATACCATTCTGATAGTCTTTGATTACAGACGGGTAAATATCCTTAAATTTATAGTTTTCATATCTTTTCTTCCCACATCTCATACAGTAATATTTTACATATCGTTTCTCATAATACTGGGCTTTTCTTCTCCCACCTTTCTTAGAAAAGATTGCCCTACGAGGTCTCTGTTTAAACTCAGCCCAATGAACAGCTACCCATTCATGATATCCAAGCTTACATTTAAATGTCTCCAGTAGTCCTTTCCCTTTTCTTAGAATCCGCATCTGGATTAGTGCTCTTCTTAAATTGTTCATCCAATTTTTTACCATATACCTCATCATATTGTTTACGTTGTTCTCTTGTAAATTCTGTACATCTTTGCCTTTCGACATCGCATTTGAATAATGCTCTACCGGAAGGAAGACCATCCCTTTGTACTACTATCTCAGCTCGAAGAATATTATCTTTTTCTTCTTGCTCAGTAGAGTTAAGACCCATGATAACCTGGGCATTACGAACAATGGCAATTGAACCAGAGATATCATTCTCATCATACCGAGTAAGCCTATGCTTTTTACCTTCACGAGTAATGTGATGAGCAGTCCATATAATGTCTAAATGTAATTCCTCTGCCAGATTCTGAAGATCTACGTATACATTAGATATTCTTTCGAAATCTTCCCTATCCCCCGCTATTGATGCAAGTTTACCAGCGTAGTCAACCATAAGAACTTTAATATCGATTCCTTGATTACGAAGTTGAATTATCTTTTCCCTTATATAAGTGGTATTAGTAATCATTGCTGGTACACGCTCAACTACTAATTCAACTCCAAACCTTGCAAGTTTCCTTAAATGCTTTGCCTCAAGTTTATCATACTCACCAGAGTATAATTCCTTCTTAGTTTTATTGATACTGGATTGAATAAAACGGTCCATGATCTGTTCTTGGCCATTTTCTGTATCAATATATAATACTGACTTCTTCATTCTGAGATAACCTCTTGCAAGGTTTACCATAAAGAAGGTTTTCTTTGCCTTGGGTTTATCTAGTATCACATTAACAGAATACTCTGGATAACCTCCTGCATTAGTTAGTTCATTCAACTGCCTAAATGGGCAAGGTATAACTGAAGGTTCTGATTGTCTTCTAAACTGTCTCTCGGTAATATCCCGAATCATATATAAGGGTTCATCTTCTTTCTTAGGTTTACTTTTCTGAAGTACCTTTTCAATCTTCCTCGAATACTCTTCGTATTGTTCGAAGTTATCCAAATCGAAGGAATCATTTAAGTTCTTCATCTCAACATAAGTAGAGAACTGATATATCTTTTCTTTTATATAATCAGAATCCGATAGGGGTATATGATAGAGATTACTTATTAGTTTATTGATATTGGGTATATCATCTTTAGTTACCAAATCCACATAGGTTTTAGATTCTAGTAACTCTTTTAATACTTCCTTTAAGATATTCTCGGAGGGCATTCTGCCTTGCTTCTTAAAATACTTTGATATACCCTCGAAGATAAGGGAGTGTTCTATGAGAACCAGGTAATTGGATTTAACCCTTTTGAGTACTAATCCTCCTTCCTTATCTTTTAAAACAAACCTGAGTATCTCGAACTGAAACTCAGGAGAAAAACTGAACTTGATGTTGTCTTTAAATTTCTTCATATCTATATTGCAATATTATATAAACTAATAGATTTTGATAGTACCGAGATAGTTCTAAGTATGTTGACATCTATCTAGAAACTACTAATCCACTACCTTAAGCTCCCGAATATTTAATATTATTATTTTATATAAGAAAAAATACTTATATTTGCATAACGAATATTTAAAAACATGGGAAAAAGTAAAGGAAATAACGGTTCAGAGCTTCATCGATTAAAACCTATGCAAGAATATGATGAAGCTACTTTCAACAGACTTTATAAAGTTTGTAAGCCAGTAATTAGAAACCTTACCAGACAGATTGATTATAAACGATTTAATCTTACACCGGATATTATCCAATCTTATTTCTGGGATAAGATGTTATTTGTTTTCAACAAATACTATGGTGAATGTACTGAAGAACATCTTAAAGCAAGAATCCTTGCATCACTTAGTACATTCAAAAATAAATTGCTTCGTTCTGCATACGGAGAACAGGCAGAGTATAATCAAAGCCTCTTTAAACTCGATGACTTATTCGATAATGATAAAGAATTAGAGGATGATACAGAAGAAGAGAAAGCTAAATCAGAAATGCTTGATATGATGTATACTTATATGAAGGATAAGCTTTCTCCAGATGCCTATCTTTTGTTTGAGGTATTAATTACTCCTCCCCCTTTTATCAAGGAAAGGCTTGAAAATAGTACTCGAATAACTAATATAATGCTTATCGAATTTTTCGAAATGCCTAAGACTAATGAATCTATGAGATACATCTCGGAACTTAGACAAGATATACAATATTGGGAAGACCGAGCTAAAGAAGAACTTAAGTATTAACACAAAAGAAAAGGGGCGTTTCCCAACGCCCCCTCCCTAATTGATTTTTACTACGCAAAACACAGATTGTAAACAAATGTTTACTCTTAAACAATACAAATAATACACATGAGTTATATTAACAACTAATTACGACCTATGATATTTTTTGAATATATCTTAAAGTAATAGTTGGTGGTAACTTTTCGATAGTCAAGGTATCTACCGAAGTCTCTTGTAGGAAAGATTCCCCTATTAAATTCCAACTTACTACAATGGCACCATCTTGAATACCCTTGGTGGGAGTCCCTCTACCGAAGTCTCCATTTAAACCCGTTTCTCTATTAAAGAAAGATTGGGGTCTAACATTCTCCCAGTTATTGGCATTATCCTGTTTACCTTTAGATACACCGAGAGCATGCCTATGTCTTGGTAAATCATCGCCTTTCAATTTAATAACAAAGTTACCTTTAGTGGGAGTATAGAAATCCCCAATATTCTGTAGCATCATCTCGTCTCCAATTTGAATACCTCCGGCCTGATATCCTATTACTATCCTACCTGAAGCCTTAGTATATTCTGCCCAACCATCGGGTATTACATCGGTTTCCCAAAGAATAATAGAACCGATTGGTAAGTTAGCAGTACTCAGAGATTCAGAGAATTCTTTTCTGATAGCCTCAATTTGACTATCAATGTATTGCTTGATATTTAACTTAGTACCCGATTCATCTACTACTGGAAAGCCTGAATTTATCTGTTCTACTCTTTTCACTGATTCTTTCATCATACTCTGGGCAGCAGTAGTATAAGGGATTTCTTGGAACTTACCCTGATAGGGTACGATAGCAAAGTTCTCATTTCGTTTAGTCATTGCATCAGTACCCTTACCATATACTCCGATAAGAACAACGGAAGTTTTATTATTAGAGTAATAAGGGCAAGCACTCTCTACCATCTCTAGAAGATTGCTATAGGTCATATCGTAATTAGAATATACATCATTATTAATGATATCCGGTGTACGACTCTCTTCGGCAATCGGATAATAAATATCCAGAGACTTTTTAAACAAGGTGTAGAAGCTTTCGGAAGATTCATTCCAATAAGCTACGAAGTCTACTGGATTATCTACTGGTTCAGAAATAGTAGTATGTACTGCAAAGAGTAATACTTCTTCTGTTGAACCTTGGGTACCTTGGATATTCTCAATGGTAATGGTTTGTTCATCAGAAATGAATACATAGCCATCTCTTGAAATACACCCAAAATTTACATCGGGCAATTCTCCATCTTCTGAAGCCTTTGCCATATACCTTGCCATAATCCTATCCTTGATTACATTGGCATACTTACTTCCAGCAACTCCCCGAGGAGATACCACTAACTTGTTACCATTTATGGTAGCTGAGCCAAATCCACAGAATGGTCCTAAACCAGAAGGAGCAGCAATTGCCTCTGCTGCTTCCTTTGATTTAATAATACCTTCATACTTAAAGTACGTCTTCATTGTCCTTAGTATTTTTAAATTGATTCTTTTGTTCTGACATATCTTTAAATGCTTCACCTACATCCTTGAACTTGAGGGTTAACAATTTAAAGAGTATTCTCCATATACTGTACCGTTTCTTAATACCATGTATTTCACAGATGTGTCCATATATACTATCTACTTCGAAACAGTAGCATATTACCATAATCGTTATTGATACCACTATTGGGTTCATCCCATAGGGTTCCCCAATAGCTTTACCAAGTACAGCACCAAGTAGAACATAACAGATATAATCTACTATTTTGTTTAGAGTTCTTCTTCCAGCTCTAGATTTTCGAATTTCGATTTTCTGTAACCTACTTGCCGATAACCCAAACCATAAATCTGATAGGATTAGAATTATTGCAAGAATTATCATCCATCTCAAATCATACAAGATTTGTGTACACTCTCCCAATATACCCACAGTGAATGTCTTGAATAAAGACTGAGTTGTGGTCTCTGTTATTCTATCGATTGTTGAATTTATCATTGTTCTACTATTTGCCAAGATTGATTACTGTAAGTTGTAATGGTAAATGTTTTCTCTGAGAGGTCATCATGTTCCCATTCTAACTTTTGAGGACTAACACTTAAAAGGTCTGCATCTACTACGGTGAACTTAGTTCTCTTCGAAGTATCTACCACTGATTCGAATATATACTCTCCAGCTTGTGCAGTTACAAATTCATAACCAGCACCACCTGCGTCATAAGTAGTTACTTTACCAACTTCCCTTATTCGACTATCGAAGTCAGGTTTATTAGAAGTACACTTGATTAAAGTAGATACTTGTTTAACATTCCCCTTTAATTCTGCATAAGGGGGAGTACAAGAAATCTCGATGATTGTAGGATAATCTTCCAATATTACTTGGCATCTTAAAGAAGAACCATCATCCGCTACAAAGGTATAAGTCCCAGCCTTGGTAAGAACAATTTCCTCATCAAGGTTATAGGTTTCCCCGTTCTCATCACAGGTAGCAGTACCACTTACATTGACCCCATTTTTCATTTCCTCAAGATGGAACTTACAAGCAGACTTCTCATCCAGTAATTGGTATACTGCATAAGTATCATCTATCTGGTCTTCTGGTAATGCCCAGTTGGGTTCTTTCCAATGACTGTCTGTAGCATCCGAAGGTACTATCTTTAATTTATTCTGATATACTACTGGAGAATTATTAACTACCAAAGTAGTCTTAGCAGTAGGGTAAGCTACAGACTGGAAGGTATAAGTCCCTGCCCTATTTGCAGTATATACATAACCATTCTGAGCATTAAAGGTTTCCCCAGTTTCAATTACCCTTACTCTGTAATCATCTCCATTACCAGAAATACGTTGTATCTTTACTGTAGCTTTTGCAGAGCCATTGAATAATGTGACTGTTGGTGGGCTAACAGTAATTCTATATACTGCAATCTTACCAGATACTACTTCGAGTATACCTACACCTTCATCGGTTTCCCTTTTATCCAGTGTACATTTAAACTTATAAGTACCATAACTATTAGCAGTAAACTTATCACCGTTCTTAAACAACTTAGTATCACCAATTAGCCTACAATATAGTTCACCAGTAAATGATTCTGGGTAATTCGATTTGATGGTAAGAGTGGTAGTAGCATCCTTGATACTTTGCTTATCCCCAACTCTAAATTCAGAAGGTGTACATCTTACCTTATATGTAATCTCTTCTCGAGTTACAACAAAGGAAGTTTGCTTTACTGGGAACTCTACAATCTCAAAGATGTAGGTACCAGGCTCTGAAAATTCCCAAGTTGAGCCAGAGACTTTCACTGTATCAGTACCGGATAATCGTACATTACAGGTTTTCACGGTACCCTTATAGGATACGTTTGCCCTTACTACTGTACTTACTTTTAGGTTAGTAGGAGTTATCTTTCCAGTAATAGGGTCACAAGTAATAGAATATACTCGATTATAAGATTCTTGATTAACCGTGATTTGAGTTACCTTAGTAGGGTCTCCCACACTTCTAAAATAATAAGTACCTGCTCTGGGTATATTAAAAATGGAACCACTTTCGTGTTTAGTGTAACCCCAATTTATATTATCACTGGATATCTGATATCTTAGGTCGGCATTTATCCAATCTGAAGTTACAGTTACCTTTACCGGTACTTCATATACCTCTGAAGTAATAAGATTGGGTTGGTCCGGATTTACTAACTCAGCTTTAATTGTATACCCATCATTTACGGTAAACCCATATTGAATATCGAAAGATACATGATAGGGTATGAATCTTTTAAAGAAAGCCTCTACGGCTTCTCTAAATTTTCTGAAAGCTGCCGAGTTCGAAGTATACCCATGACCGGTAAGTCTAAAGGTTACCGGTATACATTGAGAACAATCGAAAGTATTATCATAGGTATACTTATCGTCATAATGGTAATACTGGTCAAAGTGCGGATTACCTTTTACCCAACCATCATAACTATCAGCCTTTGCAGGGTCAGTTACTACGCAGGTTAACCCATACAGCCTCATCATTATTTCGAAGAACTCAGAGGTACCTCTTATTTTAAAAAGAGATATCGAATACTTCAGGATGTTTCTTACTTGAGTACTGGTTAAAGTAAAGGGCCCCTCCTTTGGTATTATCCAAAGCTTAGATAACTCTTGGAGTTTATCATCGGAGTAGAACCCATTAAAGTACTCTGCCCATTTCTGTGCATCTATAGTGTTCCCATAAGCAAAGGGCATTTCTCCGAGGAATTGCCAAAGGAAATTGAGATACATATCCGGAGCCTTATCTATATCGATAATGTCCAAGATATTCTCAATATCCTTTGTAATGTAATCTTCAAAATGCTCTCCACAAATTTCTAGAAACCTTTCTAAGATGCCCTTACCATTTACCTTATAAGTGTCTTGGTCCTTATACTCGAAGGGTAAAAAATCGATTAGATTTTTAAGGTTCACCATTATACTATTTCGTTTACTGTTAATGTTAACTGTGAAGCATTTTCGAATACCGGTAAGTTAAAACCGGGGTCTTCATAATCATGGTTAGGTTCTGATACCGTAATAGAATACCGATAGCCCGATTGATAGCTGTTGTTCTGAATGTCCAAAGAGAAATCAAAACCATTAGCTTTATCGATAATCTGGATAGAGCTACCAACTGAGCCAGTAGTTACATAACCATTTGATACCGAACGTACTGTAAAGGTAGTTGAGGAATTGAAGGTTATGTAGTAGGTCATAGAACCCTTTGCCTTGTTTAATTTAAACTGGCCCAGGTTTAATTCTTTATTACCATAGATGGTAGTAGGCCAAGGTTTAATATAGAATTTAGTAAGGTGAAGGTAATCTACTGTTGATAAGTTATCTATTAAGGCATATATATCCGATAACCTTACGCTTCCTCCTATCTGAGCTTGCTCTGGAGAATAGGCATTGTATAAGGCTGTAAGAATTTGAGTTTGTATCTCTGCAGTCTTATAAGACTTCTTACCGGTAACATCCATCTCTAGAATAATCTGAACCTTGCCTGCAGATTTAACCTTTAACCATGTGGTCATAGGAGCCCTTTGAGATAATAAATTATATACCCTATTAATTAATTCAGAAGAAGCAACTGCTCCACCATCGGGGCTAATATATACGGTAAGCTTTCTACCGCATTCATAATCGGCTTTAGCTTTGTTTACCCCATCAACTAACATAGCTAAACTTTCGAAATCCTCTTTGGTAATTGCTACTCCCAAAGTCTTTACACTCAAAGGTATGTGTTCCTTGAGCATGGTAAAGTTTTCGTAGTTTGAACCGCCTCCAGCATCATAAGCATTACTTACGGTAGCATCAGTAATTGAGGAAGATATTACTGAAGGTACCGATGTAATGGTATTACTCTTTACATTACCCTGAGTACCATTAGTTAAATAGAATACTACATTGGTTATCTTTGCACCTGCAGCGGGTTTCTTACCAAAGGTGCCATCTCCAAACATTATATAGGGGCTTAGAGATTCATCTACCGAAACCATAAAGTGTTTATCGGTAGGTTTAGACTTTGCAAAGGTATCTACTAATATCCATGTTTCCCCACCTATCTGTAATGACATAGAGCCTTGTTCGTAATACTTACCATTTGGTAATGTACCAAGATTAAGTATAACCCTATCACCGGTGGGTATTACCATATTATTAAGAGCACTTGCAGTATACCTTTCATGTTGTATGATGGGTACCTTACAAGTAGTTACATTCGAATACCAAGTTACATCTCTAGCTGATAGCCATGAGTTACCGTTTGAATCAGTGAATAAAGTACCTTGGGGTATAGTTAACTTAGCTCCAATAGAATTACCAGTAAGGCTTCTGGATAAGATTACATCTACTGTAGCAGCAATTGCTGCTCGAGCATGATAATCTACCAAAGCTCCATGTTTAACTACCGAATCATACCTTCTTGCCGTAGGTAGAAAGGTTTCCCTTGCCATGTTATCTACATAGTAGTGAAGTACTTCGGCAATTGCCGCAAATAATGAGAGGATGATAATTAAGATGTTCCCCTCCGAATAATCCGTTATGAGTTTCTGACCTTGAGGGTCTTTGAGTCCCATAAGGGATTCAACCAGCTTGGCCTTAATCTGTTGATAAGACCTCTGGTATGGGTTAAGCCATTTATTTGTGATTCCCATATTATTGTGTATTTAATGAATTATCCGACCGGTCATAGGTGATATCGAGGTACTGACTAGAATTTGTTCCATTTACTATATATGTTACTTCTATGTGTATTTTTGCATCAACTCTAGTAACTGTGATATTTTGGAAGGTTATCCTTTGTTCCCAAGCACCTATGGCCTGTTTTAAAAACTCTTTAATTATAAAACTTAGGGCTTGTGAGTTTGGTTCCTCAATACATTGCCATAGTTTACTACCAAAGTTTTCCTGTCGAAATCTCTGGCCTATCATGTAATATAATATCGAACTTATATTATCTCTGATAAGTTTAAAATCCCCATTTACTGGGTACCAACCTCTTTCACCCTTTTCATTAGTTGTAAGTTGGATAGGGTAAGTTACACCTATACCAACTAAGTCTGTAAAGTAATTCTTTTCCATTAGTGTATGCAGGTTTTATCCTCATAATCGTCTACAACGAATTGTGAGAAAGGTTTAATTACTTGAGTTAAAGTTGGACCCGAAGAACCTGGTCCAGTAGTTACACCTGAGTGTACATGAGAATTGAACATACTACGAAGTTGTTCTAGTTCTTTAATGGTTTGGTTTAATTTTTCGGTTAATTGGAAAATATTGATTACTCCACCATTTTCTCCAGTATTAAGTATCACGGAATCACCAGAAGATATGTTTATATCTCCATCGGCATTTATTACTATTTCTTTCTCTGAACGAACATTTACAGGTCCATTGAAATGTAAATTAAGTTCTCCGTTATCATCATCTATTACTATTAAGTTTCCTTCGGGAGTAACTATCCCCATTTTATTGGGACCATCCAGAGGTTGGGGTATTTGACTCATTCCCCAACCATGGTATTCCCAGAGGGGTTTAGTTGGGTCCCCAAATTCAAAAGTAACAAATACCGTATCTCCCACTTTAGGGGCTAAGAATTTGAAACCAGAACTAATTGAACCATGTTGTCCTTTAGGATATGCCCAAGCAAATACTCCACCCATTACCTCTGGAACACATACCTTTACCCTGTTCATATGTTTCTCTACATCGTCATTATCAATAACAATGCCCCGATAAACAGAGTAATACCGACCAAGACCCTCTAAGCCTTCGTCGGTTATTATCTTTGATGTTTCGTAACTCATACCCTTATTTTTCTACATAGATTTGACTTGCTATTCGCTTATGCCTTTTAGCTATGTCTCGGTATACTCGATTAGCTATGGCCATATAATTAAACTTAACCCCATAATCTTCGGGCACTTGGATTTGTTTAACTGATATCTTACCAGGAATTAACTTACCCTTAGAGGTAACTGTATTACCTGTAGATAACACTATACCCTCTGCCAAGGCTTGGGGATTATCGGCATTTACTTCAGTATAATAAGCCTTCTTTCGAATAAACTCAGCTTGACCCTTGATATCAATTATGTCTCCCCTATCATTCAAGAAATGTTCATTATAGTATACTTTCTCATTATAAGTAAAGTTAAGATTAAGATTCTGAGAAGTACTTAAAGCTTTTTTATCTTGACCCTTTGTAGTTTTAGCATTAGCTTTAGCATCATTAGCTACGATGTTTTGAGTAGATAAATCAGTTTTAGAAGTTACAGAGCCAGACTTGGAATTGTTCTTTACTAATTCCATATTAGTTATATACCCTTGACCAGCGTCCATAGAATGAGTACATTGTTTTATATACCAAAGCCCTGACCAACGTTTTCCTACGTTATCTATACGGATTATTTGAGAAGTTGCTAGCATAGGTCTACCTACTACCTGAAGTTGACATACTAACCTTTTCTCAGTTTGCTTTAAACCACCATTGGCATTAGCATTAGCTGCCCAAGCATACTTATCGGCACCACCGTATCTACTAAATAAATTATGGTAAAGTTTATAAAGAGGTACCTTGAGATTTACCCTTTTCATATGTCTTACCTTAACCCTCTTACCATATTGACCTTGACCATAACCCTTAGTAGTATCAACTTCCATATCGGATAATACTTCAGTATAGGGGTCTTTCTTTAAAGCTTCGAAACCTCTCTCTGAAGCAGGTAATATTCCAGCTTGAAAATTGATACCAGAAGCTATACCCGCTCCTGCTTGTTTAGAGGTATAACCCTCTGGGTCATAATCTAAGGGGTCTACATACTCTTCTACCATAAATTCCATACCATCTTCGTCTTCGAAAAGGTATCTTTCGTACTCTAATAATTTCTTAAGATTAGCTTCTAATTCTTTACCATTCTTAGAATTTCTTAGCACTTGTTTAAGGGCATTCTTCTTATCGTCAGGTAACTCATTAGCTGCTTGATTAATGGTAGCTCGTACTTCTTCGGTAGACATTTCATCGAATTTTCTTTGCTTACCTGCTTCATAAGCACCTACTGGACCAACTGCTTCATATTCCTCTACCCGCTTTTTATATTCTGCAGTTTTTTCCATGTTATACTGAAGCTGAGTGTCCCAAGCATCCATTACCTCTGTAGGAGTAGTAGGATGACTTCTATAATCTTCAAACCCATTGCCAGTAATATTAGACACCATAAGGTTATCTACCTGAGCCACATGAGGTCTTAAAGCTAATGGAGGCTTATCCTCTGGTTCATTTATGTTAGTTGATAATACAGATAAATCTTTACTATCTGGGTCTAGAGATGGAGCTAATACTGCTTTAACTCTTTTAGTTATTTTCTGAGTAGCAAAAGATACTCTAAGTACTTCCCCATTCTCTCCTTGATATGTATAAGTACATACCGGTTCTTCATGGAATTTCCGATTATGTATATAGATAACACCATCCCTTGAATCCACATACCATGGCCCATTAGTATACCCTTTCATCTTCTGTTCTAATTGAACTAAGACGTTCTTGCCCACTAATCCAAAGTCACTATCAATTAAAGCTTTCAAGTCTTCTGGCATAGCTACTTCTGCTACTCCACTGTATTTGTTAGCATAGAGTACTTTACCAGTAGTAGTACGGGTATTCTCTGTGGGTACCTGTAGTGACTCGTATACTTTATTACTTATTATCTGTTGTTCCATTACTGAAATATTTCTATGATTACACCAGTGGCATTCCCACAGCCATTGTCTAAATAGGTAGATAATTTATAGCCTTCCATATCCGAATGGACATAAGCAGGTTGATATCTTAAATCTCCCGAAGAATCAATGCACTTAATAGTTACATGAGTACCCGTAGAATCGAATACTGCTTCGAATTCTCTTACCTTTAGTATTTTTATAGGCCCCGATATAAATTGACCATCTGGGTAAATATAACCCCACTGAAGACAGATTTGTTGATTCTCTTGTATATCAGCAATATCTACAGTATCAGGATTACCCGTATCAAAGGTAAGTGTAGCCAAGTTTTCTTTCTCTTCATCGTATCTATAACTCCAGGTACTTATATACGCTCCAAGGGGTATACCTGTAATAGGATTCATTATAGGCATACCTCCAAAATTGAAAAGGGCCAAATATGGTTGGCCCATTCCCTTATACAATATAGGTTTCTGTTTAGCTGCCATAAGTCGGTATTCTTATTAGGGTTCCCATTTCTAATTCCTTAAAAGGATTCAGTATCTTATTAGCTTCAGCTATAATGTACCACTTACCAGAATCACCATAATACCTGAAAGCAATGTTTTGCAGAGTTTCCCCATCTTTAACGGTATGTTGAATATCGTTAGAGGATTCCGGTACTACTGGAGGTTTAGCTTCTAAGGAATAATCCCCATCGTTGTATTTCAGAGCATAGGCATTATTATATGGGCTAGCTCCCTTTAGGTATTGGTTAACATCAATCATATTTAATACCTCCTGTCTTTTTAAGTGAATCGGAATTTATAAAATCTCCATAGGATAAGTTATATGCACTTACTCTCTTGAAAATCAATTCTTGAGTTGCTGCTGCAGGCAATAACCTACCATTACCAAAAGTAGCTGGCTTTCCGGGTATCCTTATTCGATAACCGTTCTGAAAGTTCTTCAGAGTATAAGTTGCTGAGGTAAGGATATAATTGTGGTTATCGAATATACCAGAATCCCCCCACTCAATCTTAACAATCGGAGGAGCAGCCTGGTAACCATTAGATTTAGACCATGCCTCTAATAACCTACATTTATTGATTACCTCTTCTGGATTTTCTGGGTCATTACAGTACCAAGACACATTGAATTGAATAATGTCTTCAGCTCCAGTAAAGTGATACATTGGTACATTGCGACCCATTGATTTAATGGTGGCCCATGTGGTTTCTCCTCTAAAGTCTATTTCTGGAGGTCTATTCTGTAGGGTAATATATTGAGTGGGGTTAACAGTCATATTATATATCCTTACCTCATTCTGATATATAACATCTGCTTTAGCCTCGAAGTTTCTGTAATTAGTAGTATTCTTATTCCCCTTTGCTGGGTCTACCCCTTCACCTTCTTCTAACCTTGGGAATTGTAATTCCATTCTCCATTTAGCCTGGAGTTGTTTATTTAGAATAGGGTTCTTAGACGATATTTGAGCTTCTCCGATTACTCCATTGGGAGTATAGAGTTTACCCTTTTGAGCATCATCTTTGGGAAGAGTAGAAAGAGTTCGATTGAGTAATATCCGAGCTCTCCATAGTTTATTTAATGGACCCGTAAGAACACCTGCTGTATCTCTTGTAAGGTCATTGTACTTTTCAACAACCTTACCTGCTGCTTTATTTAATACTCTAGCCATAGTGTTTTAGTTTTATATTCCCATTACAAATGCAGCTCCAGTAAAATCTTGTTGAGAACCTGGAGCATAATCTCCAACTGCTTGACCATCTACTGAGATATTGATACGAGAATCTCTCATACCTTCTTTAATAGCTAACCTAACAGCATTAATAAATCTCTCTTCATTCTGGGCTCTAAGGGTAGTTGGGTCTTCTTTCTCTTTATTCTGAGCTTCAGTATTCCTATCTACTGAATTACTAAGGTAACTAATACCCTCAATTAATAAAGGAAGACCTACAGTAATTGCTAATCCCCAGGGTCCACCGAGTAATCCCATAAGTCTACCACCTATAGATGTTAAACCTTTTATAGCACCTTGCCTAGCCACTTGACTACCAACTTGGGCACCTGCTCCAGCTAAAGCCCCTCCAGCTAAATTACCCGCCATAGTAGTTGCCAAAGGTACTCCAGGATTTGGTGTCTTAACATACCTTCCATTCTTGGTATTATAAAATCTACCAGCAGAATTCATACCAATACCGCTTGACATCATTTGGAGTTGAACCATGGTTCTCATAAGGTTAACCATCCTTACCATGTGTGCTTCCATAATGGCAAACTGAGTATTAGTTTTTATTGCTGCAGCCGACATACCTTCAGTAGAAGCAGTAGCAATAGTCTGTAAATACCCAACAGACCTAATAATACCTCTTACAGTATTAAACCCTGCAACTATAGTACCCACTACTACTGCAGTAGCTCCTATCCTAAGACCAAAACCTCCAACCCAAGTTTCTGAGATATCATTGATTACCTTAACAATTTTATTACCAACATTTAAAACAGGAGTAAAGATTCTACCCAAAGCTGCACCTGCGGTAACTGTTAAGTTCTCTATACTTGATTCGAATTGGTCAATTACACCTGCATCGGTTTTAAGACGTTCTTCATTAAGTCGGTTTACTGCTCCCATGTTTTGGTCATAGGTAGCAAGTATCTTACCCATCTTATCTCTACCAGAAGCAATATCCCTAAGTACTGGGAGCATACCACGATTACCCCGAACCCCAAAGATATTAAAGAATGTTGGTGTTTCGATTCGTGAAGGTAAATCTACTGCGGCCTTAGCAAACTTCTGATAGATAGTGTAAAGGTCTATAAGGTTACCTTGAGCATCGAAGAATTCATCGGGACTTAAGCCCAGGTCTGCTAAAGCGTTATAGCCTTTCTTTTTTTGATTAACAAGGGATAGTTGTAAGTAACGAATCATATTAGCCAGTGAGGTACCTGCCATAGAACCTTGTATACCCATATCACCCAATACACCAATGGCAGCAGCCGTTTGCCGAAGGTCTACTCCAGCAGTTGCCATATCTGCTCCTGCATAAGATATGGACTGGGCTAAGTCTGTTAAAGATATATTTGCATTAGTAACTGCAGTATATAAATCATCGGTTACTCTAGCGGCTTCTCCCATTGGGATTTGGTACATTGACATGATATTAGTCATCAAGTCAGCTACACCACCTTTCTGTCCCACTGGCATTGTAAAGATTGAAGCCAGCTTGGATGCTGGCCCAATCATTTCTTTAATAGCATCGAATTTATTACCCGCCATAGCCAGGTATCTTTGTCCTGATGCAACATCCGAAGCAGTAAGAGGAGTTATCTCATTGACATCTTTTGCCAATTGTAACATTTCTCTTTGTTCTGCAATGGTAGCACCAGCAATTTTCGAAGCAGTCCAAACTTCATTCTGAACACCCGCAGAGTATTTATAGGCCCTTGCCATTCCCCCTACGAGCTGCATTCCGAAGTCCATTGTATTGGAAGCTGACATCTGTATACCTCTATTCCAGGTATTCATATCATTCATCATTGTTCTGAATGACCCAGATATCTTGCCAGCCTCTTGAGAGAATCGGTCTTTTAAAACCATGGCAACACCGACCTCTACTATACTCCTACTGGTATTCATAATTTACTTTCTTTTCTTTAATTGTTTATAATATTGCTCGGCTATTTCCTTGAATATTTTCCTTATTCGGTACGGAAGACGTAAAAAGCCGAAATAGTCTAAGGCTATCTCGGCTCTGGTGATATAAACAAAATCACTCTCTAACATTACTCTTCCGTCAGGTAGAAAAAATTCGGTGCCCAAACTATAGGATAAGTTCTTTCTTCTCCGGTGGTTGGATTAGTGATATGGGATTCACCTTTGAAGATAGGGTCCATAGATAAGATATGCTTTCTCATCTCAGCCATATCCTTTGCAGTAAACGGAGTAAAGTTTTCTACCTTCTCCCAACTACCATCAACCTCTAAGTGAAGATTACGGCAAAGAAGAGGAGCATTCTTAGTTTGTTTATCCAAAGGCAACTTCATGAACTCTTGTTCTCCCTTACCTGTCATACAATCGAATTTAATTCTCTTGCCAGATGAAAGAGTGTATTCATGGTCTACCAATCTAACTCCCTCTGGATAATAAGGGATAGCATCTGGCTTCTGATTTAAATCCTCTACAGTTGGAGTAGTACCGTAATCGAAAAGGAACTCATGAAGGTCTTGGCCATAAGTAATCTTACCACCATTCTCTTTGCCCCAATCATATTCGAATTCTACTTCCTCTCCCAAAGAGAAGATACGAGAATTGAAGATAATAGCATAACGGTCATTGACTGGTAAGTTAAGGGCATCATCTACGGTTAATTTCCCATTAGGGGTAGCAGTAGTTCTAATTACAATTGCTGCAATGAACTTGGTAAGGTTCATCAAAGTCTTCATGTCTGAAAGGTTACTGAGGATATCTTCATCAGCACCATTCTGTTCTCTGATTTCATATTCGAAACCAGAAGGTCCGGTAAATCTAAATGTTCTAAATTCCATAATTTGATATATTTAATGTTTACAAATGTTCATAGTACTCCGTATAACAACAAGAAAGGGGTGAGCTCCTATCACAGGAATCCCACCCCTCCACCGAATCTTAGTGAAAATAGACTAAGGAATTAGTATTTATCTGCAGTACCAACTGAGAACTCTATGGACTCAATGGTATTCTCTGAAGCCATTCTGTCCAAGTCTAAGCCGGTAATCTTACATGGCCATACCTCTTCGAAGACGTGGGTATTAAGAACCGAGACTCCATCTTCGGCAAGTTCATTTACAATAGCCGTTTCCCAATATTGGCTTGGTACCAAACCTCCACCAACTATGTGGTCTTGGCAAGCATAAAGCCAATCATGAAGCCATGTGTCTGAACCTGCAGTAGTCATAAGTTTCTCTACAATAAGATTACCTATAGTAACCCTACCTGCAGTTTTAACGTCTCTATTGACGTCCCCATGAGCAACCTGGTCAATCTCAATATCCGGCAAAGTACAACTTTGGAATAGATAGGTATTGATAGGGTGTTTGGGGAACATGATGCTCCACAAGAATTTCTTCCGTGGGTTTTTTACTTTTGCTCCCATTGTGTTATGAGTTTATAAGTTATTACTTGTTTCTACGATTGATACTGCCTTAGAAGCTGCATCGATTACAATCTCCATAGTTACCTCTTGCATAGGAACTACATCCTTATACTTAAGGATAGCACGGTACTTACCCTGACGAGCATCTGCTTCGTTATTAACCGAAAGGTCATCCCAAGAAGTTGCATCTTGGTCACCCATCCAGGTATACTCGGTCATAGCATCTTCGTCTACCAAAGAATCCAAGGTAGGTTTAACCTCCAACCAGATTCTCTTCCAAGTACTCCAAACGTTTGGTTCTTCGATATACTTGTTGAGTACCGGGCGAAGGAACTTCTTCAAGTAAAGGTTCAGTCTTACAATTGAAAGGAATCTTTCAGAATCCTGTTTCACTTGAGAAGAGAAGCAATGCCATAGCATGGTTTGCTTACCTGCATCTGGAGTATCTTTGATTACCATCTCATTGATATAATTCTGAGCAAGGGTGTTCAGTTCGTTATATCGAGAAGGAGAACCATAGTTAGGGCATACTGGACCAACTGCATCCCCAATAACTCCTCGGTTCATACCTGCAAAGGATTTCCAAGGACCATATTGAGTAGCAGAGGCATCTCCCAAACCAACAATAGTACCCACTACATCGGAATCCTGAAGATTACCATTTTCGTTGTAGTACTTAAGTCCACCACCAAAGTAGGCAATGTACTTAGAGTTACCTACAGTACCAAGGCAAGTCTGTACCCAAGTAACCTGAGCTTTGTAATCTCTTGCCTGAGTACCTTGAGTATAATGGGTTAAGTGTTTGGGAACTTCGATATACAGTACCCATTCCATCAGTTCTTTTGCCATATCTGCAGCAGCCTTGTATACTTTGAGTACCTCTGAATCTTGTTCCAAGTGTTGAGAGATATGTGAAATAAACAATTGGTAGAAGTCTGTGTAGTCTCTTACCAAGTCCAGTGAAGCAATCCATTCTTCGGCAGTTGGAGTGGAACCTGCACTACCGATAGTACCATTAAACAGTTTCTCTGTTTCGGAGGGTGCAGCATCTCCAACGGTAATAGTGATAGCATTCTTAGTACCGTCGATATCATCGGTAAGCCACTTAATTAGGTTTTCAAAAGAGGAACCTGCAGTAATTACCGGCTTAATATATTCCGAGTTCTTAGCAAATGCACTAAGAGCAAGGTAATCTACCGAAGTATTATTGTTATCATCGGCAGTTTTGTAGGTTATTACTGGACCCTGTTCAAGTACTTGCCCATTAGCCGAATAGATTTTATAATACAAGGTATTAGCTTGCTTATAAAAACCAACCTGGAAAGTATCTGCACTACCAATGGGATCTCCATATCCCTTGGTTACTAATCCAAAACTATAGGTAGTACTACCTGATTTGAAAGTAATCAGAGCAGAGGGTTTAGCCGAGTCGGGTACAGCAGAAGCAACTGAAATCCCATCTTCTGAATCTTTAGCTTTTCTTGCCGCAGCCTGAGAAGCAGTTACTGTACCTTGAGCAGCTCCCTTGCCAAGTACTCGAATAACACGAAGCTTAGAACCACCCTGCAAAGCCTTTTCGATATTTGATACAGAACCATCTGGTACAATTTCAGAACCATAGATTCTTTGGAACTGAGAGAAAGTAGAAATGGTTTCTGATGGGTCATCGTATGGGCCCTTAGTAGTTCTAGCCAATACACAAGAAACTCCTAACATGGGAGTAGTTTGAAGAACATTGTTGTTCTTAAACTTAAAGTCAATGTGAGGTGAAGTTGGCATAATTCTATTGTGATTAAAGTTAATTACTTGTTTAATTTATACCCTAGAGTATTGTACCTATACCTTAGGTACTTTTAACTCTAACATTTCATTTTCGTTTTGTTCTAACAATCCAATAAGAACTGATATATCCTTGATGGGTGTAAGAGTACCTTCTCCCAAAGCTTTTTCTGGAAGAATACCGTCTTTACATACATAAGTGTATACCTTCTCAAGTATACCATGTTCTACATCTGGATGGTCATAATAATTACCAATCTCAATGAATAGGTTTCCGGTGGGAGCAAGCCTGCCCTTTTCCCATTCCTCTAAGTCATTGAAGTATGGTCTCACGTATCCTCTAGCAGGTAAGCCAGTATATAAAATTGTATGTAGCAATCTCATATCGGCTTGTGTTTGAGAAACTAGATGTACATCTATGGTGATATCTTTTGTTTCATAAGGAAACTCTGAAGCTTGGTAATTACCATCCTCCAGTTTATCACCAATGATGTATTTATTCACACCAATATCTCCAGCATAATAACCCTGTAGTTCTATGGTTATTCTTGGGAGAGTCTTTGGGCCTTTTACTTGATTATTCCCTATACCAAAAAGTGGTATAAACTTCTTCATACCTTTGATTGCCTCTTGAAATCTTTTTTCGTTTTCTTGAGACAAAGGTAAGAAGTCTTCTGGGTTTAAGGTAAGACCCCTTTCTAACATTGTACTAAGTAGAGAGATATAAAAAGTTCTTTCTACTATTTCTTCTGAGTTTACCATTAAAGTCCTAATCTAATCTCTAATTGAACCCTCCGATTGCCATTGTCATTAATATACCCATTATAAGTTACCAGAATACCTCCAAAACCACTCATTAGGGTTTGTAAATGACCAACACAATTTAATTCACTAACCCATTGAGTAGCAATATTTGAAGGATAATCGGTAAGCCATACTTTAAAGGGTATTGGTTCAGAATCAATACCTCCAGGGAATTGACCCTCTATTGTCTTACTTATATCGGTTATCTTAAATTGTTTTATAAATTTAGCAACTTGAATACCGTTGATAAGGTAGTACTGATAACCCTTTACATTACTAATCTGAGCAGTACTAATAATTTGACCAAGATTTGGGAATGGTATATTCAGGGTTGGTTCAAAGCCATACGTAGTAGTTCTAGTACCTGGAGATTGAGTTATATTTAAAACTATCTCAGTGTTAGGTTCTTGCTGTGAGATAATCTTAACTATAGCAGTTCTTTCCAAGGGGTCATAGTTACTGGGGTTGTGATTTTGATTAATAGATTTAGTTTTGATAGTAAGCTTACCTGCGGCATTAGCTTCTCCAATTTCTTGGGTTACCTCTAACCAATCTGAGGAGCTTTCAACTTTCCAATCTACAGCACGATATTCATCTTGAGGCTTATTATCGATAAACTTCTGTTGGTAACTGTATACACCCATTTCTAGAGTCTCACCCATTTTAGTACCATCGAAAGTATGGGAAGTAGTTCCTAGAGTGATACTAAAATAAGTTCCCCAGGTCTCTACTATTTTAGGAGCGGCCTTTTGTACCAGGGTTACTTCCCTTTCTACACCCTGAACTACTACCTTGAGGACCTGCTCTTTTAAGGTCTGTTCTGTATTTACTGCTTTTGGTTTTACACGAATGGTAGCAGTACCAGTTCCTGATAGTGAAGATATTTCAAAATCTACTGCCATTATATAATCCTCCTTATTTCTTTTCTAACTTCATTACGTATTTCCTTTTGTAAGGCAGCTTTTCCACCAGCAGCCTTAAATGCAGGAGCCCAGAGAGGACGAGGTGGTAAATTACCATCTCTACTACCATACTCTAACATGATAGCTATCTGATTCAAAGTTTTTCTTGAAGTCTTACCAGTATAAGTAATCTTCTTGATTCCAATTGGTAAACCAACGAAAGTTCTTTTCTTACCTTTTACTAAGGTAACTGACCTGGCATATTGTCCAGTAAGATTTAGCATGGTATGGTCCCCATACTTCTTTATGGTACCAGGAGCATGTGGTGGCCAAGATACTCCGGAACCTCTTGGAGGTACACCAGTATTCAAACTTCGTCTTACTATACGAAGAAGTTGATTACCAAACTTTTCTGTACCTTTCGCATAACCCTTAGTTAAGATACTTGGAGTTTTAGCAATCAACCTTTCTGCACGAGCTTGTTCTCGTTTATCTACGTATATTTCTAGAGGACCAATTGGAGTCGATAGTGTAATATTAACCGACTTACTTGGCATAATTCTTATTATTGTTTAGGTTTATCTAATCCCAATTCTTGAGCAACCTCTATATTTGGAGCAGGTAATGCTAGTTGTATCTTAAATTCGGTGAGTTGTTCTTGTTGTTCCATAATTCCTTAGTTAATGTGTTAAAACGAAAAAAGGAGTACACCTAAAATAGATGCACTCCTTTTAGTCATCCCAGCAAATTAAAAATTACTGAGCCGGTGTAGTTGTACCTTTTAAGGCAGCCACAACTTGATTGATTATTACAACAATCACTACCTCTATCGGCAATCACTACGCCTTCACCGGCACCTTTTACTTCTACTCCCATAATTTTATTGGTTTTAGGAAATTAATAATTAAGTTTTTAGGGTCTCTCATATAATAAATACTGGTGTTGTATATAACCTATGACATACTAAATACATAATCATAGGTTATAGTAGCAGCACTCTGGTTAATATTAAGTATTATCTTCTTACCAGATTCTGATTGAGTTACTGTTACTGTGGCAGACCTTGAGGATTCAGCAGTGTTCTCATAAGTTTTAACTGAGAGCCCATTATCTACTATATTAACAATAGTCCAACTCGGTACATTTAGACTTGCTCCTACCGGATATATATCAGAGGTTTCTGTACCATTTATCACTTTCTTTTTATAAGAGATGAATGGAACCTCTTCAGTTTTTCCCAAAGCTGGATGAGTAATAGAGTTAGAAGTCTGACTTCCAGGAGCACTCCCCCAATTAAAATAATAATTATAAGATACACTTGAACCGCCCTGAGTGATATCCACATAATCGGAAGCACCTTCATAAGAAGCCGTAACTCTAATAGACCTACTACTTGTACTGGTATTCTCAGAAGCACTAAGTGTAGTACCTGATAGACTAAATCCTGAGGTACCATTGGTACTTAAACTTGGAGTAGCACTATCAGAGCCATCTCTTGTATTTGAACCCGAAGTATAATTCGCATATCTTGGTCTACTAGCACTTGGGTACAAAGTTACACTACCTCCAGTATTACCGATGGTATAAGAACTTGCAGTTAAGCTTACACTCCAAGAGCCATAAGTATACCCAGTAAATTCGTTTGCTGCCTGGTATACTGGTACACTTACAGATTTGGTTTTACCATTTAGTGATATGGTACCAGTAAGGGCTCCTACCTGGGTTCTAGATTTAACCGTAGTTCCCAAAGAACCTGCACTAACTGCAGTACCATAACTAATGCTAGCACCGCTTGTAATTGTGCCTCCTCCAGTTGTAGAACCATTCCATCCCCAAGTCTGAGAATAAGTTGGCATACTTGAGAATGAACTTCTACTTCCTCCACCGGCAGGTATATCGGATACGCTTCCTCCACTTGCAGTGATTTCACTATAGGTTCTATAACCTGCTGATTGAGAACAACTGATAGTTGCCTTCCTATTAGTTTCAGCTTGTGTTAAAGTTACCGTACCGCTTCGTGTACTGGTAGAGGTATTATTATCCATAGTTACAGAAGTACCGCTTCCAGATACGCTACCAGAGTTGGCTCTAGTATAAGTTAAAGCTATTTGGTTACCATAATTATGCCCATTTCTTAATTCTTGCTTGTAAGAAGTAACTGAAAAAGTTTTGGTACCTCCAGTAGCCCCAAAAGACATAGAGGTAGGTGTTACACTCCAACCATAACTCCAAGATTGAGAGGCTGCTGCTTGAGTGAAGGTAGCAGAAACAGTTTTACCAGATTCATCTTGAGTATAAGTTCTAGTATGAGCTCTTGAAGATAGAGCTAAATTTTCGGTAGCAATAAACCCCATAGTATCAGTAGACCCCTTTAACCAATCTGGTAAAGTTGTTCCGGTATGACCCACTGTTACCGAAGAGCCTTGAGCTACCCCATCCCAATACTTTTGTTTAGTTGAAGTTAAACCTATTCTAGCAGGGGTTGATTCTCCACCTATGGCAGGAAAAGTAAAGGAAGTATTTATAGCTGTAAATGTATACTTATAAGTTACCTTATGAATATCTTCGAGTTTGACACATTCGTTGTTTCCATAGGAACCGGCATTGGATAGTTCCAACCCCACATAATTTTCCCCTGTTCCTGTAGGGGAGAGTGCTAACAATTCAGCCTTGGTAGGACAGTCATTGCCATCCTTACCAAGGCCTACTTTACTTTTGACAGCACTCCAGGTTGCTATCTCTCCCATAAGATTTATTTGTTTTTAAGTTCCTGAATCTCTGCCTTCAAAGCCTTGATTTCATCATAGAGAAGTTTAACACCCTCGATTGCCAAGGTTGACATCTTGTGATATTTAACTTGTTTTACGAGTACGTATTCTTCTCCGTTGATTTCCAGGGTTTCGAATTCCTCTGGATTGGGTACCGTAGATTTCTCTACTGGAACTTCTTCCACATATTTACCAAATCCTAAGCCTTCGAGGTTCTGAGCAATAGTTCCCTCATCCTCCTTACCAAGCATAGTAAATGACTTAGTAGGTATCTGGCAAATCTGGTCTAGAGTATGATTCAAATCTTTAATGTTATCTTTGAGTCGAATATCTGAAGACTCTTTCCAGAAACCGGAAGGAGCAGTAGTCTTAGCAAATACTACCTGGTCAGTAGTTGCCAATCCCAATTGAGCTCTAGTTACTGTATGAGGATTATCCTTTCTACCTGCATGGCTATTGATAGAAGTTTGAGCAGCAGTACCTGCAGCCTTAGCATCGGCAATAGCAGCAGCCTGAGCAGTAGATACTGGTTTATCTGCATCCGATGTATTGTTAACATTACCCAAACCAACTTGAGCCTTAGTAACTGTATGAGGATTAGATTTATTGGCAATGTGATTATTTACCTTAGTTTCCAGGGCAGTTATATCTGAACCCTTATCGGCAATCAATCCATCTACGTAAGTTTTTAATTCTATACTAAGAGAATTGATAGCATTGGTTCTATCCGTAATCTCATTTGCCAAGCCTTGTACTGTGTTATCAAGTTTAGTCTTATCGGATGCCGTCATTACACCAGCAGCAGTTTTAGTTGCTGCTGGGAGTAAAATACTATATTGAGAATCATTAACTTGGTAATGTCCATTCTGCTGTTTTTTTGCATACCAGTAATTAATGGATATGCCAGTAGTAGTAAAACCTAAATTAAGAAGACTACCCGGTTCATTACCAGATTTTGCCAAGAGTATTTCTGGTACGGTTTCCAATGATGCTTTAATCTCATTATCTTTTGCAATACGGGCCTCTTGTTCAGCTTCAATAGCATCTGGTAAGGTTTGATTAAGCATTATTACACTATCGGCATCCATCAGACCAGCTTCTCGAGTAGTGGCTGGAGTTAGAGGGATTACCATCCCATCGGGTTTATCAATGTAATGCCCTTGACCATCCGTAGCAGAATAGTTACATAAGATAATAACATTACGCTTATTTTTGTTAGCTATTGAAACCTTACTAATTAAATTTTTAGGCATGCTAGATACCACATCCTCAAGATGCTTACCTCTACTACCTTCGAAAGCAGTACCTGCGATTTCCCCAATGATAAGAGACGAAGTATTACTGTCTACGAATTTAGTACCTGACCAACGGAATTGGTATGGAGGTTCACCATCGGCAACATTTATATAAATCTTACCAGATTCTCCAACTACGGGAGTTTGGTGACCTGCATCCGTATACAATTGAACATTAGTAAGACCTCCAGTGGGGCTTACATCATAGGTAGCATATACTTCAAGTACATCATCTACATATGAAGGCAAATGGTTAGCAGGTACTAACCCCTTCCCATCCAATGGAGCAAAGCCATCAGCCTTACCCTTAGTTGCTACAAAGGCATCATGCTTAGCTTCTAGAGTGTTAATGTTATTCTGCAGTTTATTATCAAGGGCAGTGTCTGCCGCAGTTCTATCAGCAATCTCTTTATCAATCCTTGCACCCAATGCAGTATCAGCAGAAGTACGAGCAGTTGCTTCATCGTTTACAGCTTTAGTAAACTTGGTATCTAAAGCAGTATCTGCAGCTTTTCTATCAGCTACTTCTTGAGCAAGAGCGGCTTCTGATTTACCGTCCAAAGCTTCGATAGCATCTTTACGGTCCTGAACCTCTTGAGCAATAGCATTGGGTAATGTCTCATCCAGATTAACTTTATCTTGGGCGGTCATTACACCAGCTTTCTCTGTAGTAGCTGCTGGGATATAAGTAGTCTTATAATCTTCAGGCTCATGAGTATAAATACCCTCTTCTTTTTTAGAAGAGAAATTATGAGTTAAAGTAACATGACTGCTTTGTTGACCTACCTCAACTGGTTTATCACCAGATAAGATAATAATATTATCTGGTATAGAATCAAACAGCTTCTTATCTGCTGCAGTTTGTACACCAGCTTTCTCTGCAGTAGAGGCAGGCAATGTAATAGGATTCTGTTCTACTGTACCATCTTCAACTACGGTCTTAGTAGCAGCTATGCCAACAGTAGTTTCATTGGGAGTTACTGCACCAAGAGCAAAGTTAGCCGTAGAGATTCTATCTAACTCAACCTTATCCTTAGCAGTCATCGTACCAGCCTTAGTAGCCGATACCTGAGGCAAATCGAAAGTTTCGGTAGTATCAGCATTCAAACCGTTATCCTTAGTTACCGTTACAGTTACCTTATTAGCATCTGAAGCTGCAGAGATATCCGTCAGAGAATTGGGGTCTAACCCATCTAACTTAACCTTGTCTGCGGCAGACATAACTCCTGCAAGAGTTTGAGTTACCGGGAGTAGGTTCTTGGTAGCTTCTACTTCTTCACCATATTGGTTATTTGCATTATCCTTGGTTGAAGTCTTTACCTTGAAAGAAAGTTGGGTACCGGTTCTTGTTACAGCACTAACATCGGTAACCATGGTATCAGGCAAAGCATCAGAAGTACCTTCTTCAGCTACCAGTCTTTCTTCATGGTCATCGGTAATGTTAGTGAATTTATTATCTAAGGCAGTATCAGCATCGGTTCTGTCCTGAATTTCTTTATCGATACGTTTACCCAAAGCTGTATCGGCAGCAATACGGGCAGCTTCTTCTGCATCGATGTTATCCTGGAGAACTTTATCTGCGGCCTTTCTTTCCTCTCTCTCTGTATTTAAGTCAGAAGTATTCTGGTCAATCTTTGCTTCTAATCGAATATCCTCAGCCTTACGAGCAGCGATTTCATTATTCAGCAAATCGGTAATGGCAGTATAGTTACCATTAATGTTATCCTGAATACCCTGAATCAATTCCAGATTACGTTGAATATTGGCAGCATTCTGAGTTACCAGAGCATTGGTAGCATTCAAGGAAGTTAACAGCTCCGTACGAGTTTCAGTTACGAAAGTTCTCAACTCATTTACCGTAGTAGTAAGAGTATTACTTAAGTTAGTGAAAGTCTGTTGCAGAGTATTATCTCCTTGTTCACGCAGATTCTTTTCAGCTTCAAGCTTATTCTCCAACTCAGTAAGCTTAGCAGTCATAGTTGCTGCAAAGTTGGGGTCATCACCGAGAGCCTTAGCAATCTCGGCCAAAGTATCAAGTACCTCTGGAGCAGAGCCAATAATCTTTTGGATAGCAGCCTCTACTTGTTCAGCACTCTGGAAATCTGAATCGTTTAATAACTCAGATACCTTAGTGATGTAATTTGCATGTTCTTCGATGCCATCCAACTTGGCATATAGCAAGTCAGTGAAGTCATTTGAAGAAAGTACTTTACCGTCTACCTTATCTACCTTCTTTCCATCCATTGCCTGGTCAGCAGCAATTCGATCTGCTTTTTCCTGAGCAATAGCATTATTAATAAGGGTATCTTGGTTAGCACGTTCTGTAGCTTCCTTATCGATATTATTCTGCAACTCAGTATCACCAGCTAAGCGGTCATTCTTTTCGGTAAGTATATTTTGGTTGATACCCGCCATATCATCTTTATGGTTCTGAAGGTTGGTATCAATCTTTGCCTCAAGTGAAGTCTCTTTGGCAATTGCTCGGTCTTTCTCTACATTAATAGCAGTAGTATTAGCATTTACCTTTGCTTTTAATTCATTCATAGCATCGGTATTACCTGCCTCTAGAGAATCAATACGAACTCCCAAAGCATTATCACCAGCAATACGGTTTTCCTTTTCTTGTTCAAGCTTAGTATTAAGGCTAGCTACCTCAGATTCCAAAGCCTGCTTAGTATTATCCAACTTAGCAGTGAACTCAGTACTCAAGGCTTTATCGGCTGCAGTACGGTCTGCTGCTTCTTTATCCAAATTTACCTGAAGAACTTGGTCTGCAGCTTTTCTTTCTACACCCTCAGTATTAAGGTCAATATTGAGAGTATCGATACGAGAACTCAAAGCACTGTCGGCATTCGTACGGTCAACGATTTCTTCGTTAATCATATCCTTAACCTCCTTGTAGTTATCACCTACAGTCTTAGTTAAGTTTGTGATTGCCTCTGAATTTCTTTCTATATTATGTTGATTAGTAGCGATTGCCGTAGTATTGGCATTTACCTGCTCAGTAAGCTCATTACGCAAAGTATTGATAGACTCTTGCATACTCAAAGCCAAGTCTGAGATACGCTGGTTAACGTTAGCCAGACTTTGAGTATATGCTTCATCAGCAGTCTTTCTTTCGGCAATCTCCTTATCCAAGTTAGCCTGAATTGTGGCATCGGCATCTTTACGGTCTTGGATTTCCTTGTTAAGGTTATCCCTTACAACCCCGAGTGCAGCATCTCCAGTAGCAGACTTATTGTCTACGTATTCTTTCAGTTTAGTTTCAAGGGCAGTATCTGCATCCTTACGAGCTTGAACTTCAGCAGCTACCTCAGCACTGTTTGCCTCGTCTCCTGCAATACGGTCTTCGATTTCTTGGTTAACCTGTTCTGTGATTGCAGCCAACTTCCTAGTGATAGTAGTTGCAAAGTTGGGGTCATTTCCAAGGGCATCGGCAATTTCCTTAAGAGTATCAAGTACCTCTGGTGCTGAACCAATAATCTTTTGGATAGCAGCATTTACTTCTTCTTCAGTTTGGAAACCGGCATCATTTATAAGCTGAGAGAGATGGGTAATATAGTTTGCCTTTTCTTCTATGCCATCCAATTTAGCTTTGAGTATATCGGTAAAGTCGTTCTTAGTCAAAGAATAACCTTCACGTTTATCTACCTTCTTAGCATCAAGGTCTTTATCCCCTTTTTCTCTAGCAGCAGCCTCGGCAGCAATGGCATTAAGTAATTGTTCTTTGTCTTCTACACCCTGCTCTTTTATATCCTCAATTTTGTGTTCGAGAACTAAATCCTGAGCAGCACGAGTAGTGGCCTCTGAATCTATATTGTTCTGTAATATCTGGTCTGCAGCAGTACGTGCTTGAGCTTCCTGGTCAATTTTACCTTGAAGAGCATTGTCTGCATTGGTACGGTCTGTTACCTCTTTAGAGATTTCGTTGTGAAGAACTTGGTCCTCAGAATGACGGTCTACCTTCTCTTGGTCAATCTTACCTTGAAGAGCTAAAGTATCAGCCTGGCGATTAGTGATTTCTTCATTAATCTTAGAATCCAGTACGGTATCTGCATTGGTACGATTTGCAGTTTCTTCAGCAATCTTTGCCTCGAGTGCGGCCTTATCATTGATATGGAGAGTCTTAAGGTTATTTACACTTTCCTTAATCTCATTATCGGCAGCGATACGTTCATCTTTTTCCTTTTGAATAAGGCCCTTGAGTTCTTTCTCAAGTTCATCATTATCTTGATTTACCTTATCTTCAAGGTCTTTGATGTCTTCAGCATTCTTATCTACCTTCTTCTCAACTCGGTCGATTTCAGCTTTTAAGTCTGCCTTAACGGTATCAATCTTCTTATTGATTTGGTCTAACCCATATTCTAGGTTATCCTGAACTGCAGCTACTGCAGCACCCAGAGCAGCTTCGGCTTCCTTAGCACGATTAACCTCTTCGGTTAAAGCAGTACGAAGGTCGGTTAATTTATTAGTGATAGTAGTTGCAAAGTTGGGATCATTGCCCAATGCTTCTGCCAACTCTTTAAGAGTATCAAGGGCATCATCAGCACCATCAACCAAATCACTAATCATCTGTTTAACTTCTTCCTCGGTTTGATATTTCAAATCATTCTCAAGCTGAGAAACTTTAGTGATATAATTTGCATGTTCTTCGATGCCATCAAGTTTAGCCTTCAACTCATCGGTAAAATCATTTTTCGATAAGTCGTATCCTTCTTTCTTATCTACCTTATTCTTGATAGAAAGTACGAAGGCCCAGAACTCATTTATAGTTCCTCCAAAGCCAGCTTTAACAAAGTCATCATAGTAACCCTGTAATAACCGCTGGTCTATTTCTTCGCAGGTATAATACTTACTTACATACATATTTTATAAAATTTAAGGATTAATTACTGCACGTTGACGACCCAGTAAGAATTCAGAATCGATATCCCTGAATGGTTCTCCCTCTGAACCACAGAAGGCATTCATTGGTACATCCGGATTTTCGGGGTCTACATCTCCACCGTCCTCAATATCTCCCCGTATGCAAGCATAATCAGGAAGCCTATTTACACGGAACTTTATTACCTGGCCTATACCAGGATGAGGTATTATTTTATCCCAGATATCCCCGAAGTAATCTTGAAAGCAGGTGACAAATTTGTTTCCGGTCATCGATTGAAATGCCGTTACATCATTGCCATTACCTTTCATTTCAATATGAACTCCAGAGGTACCATTGAGGATAACCAGATTACTATCAAACCAAATTCCACTGTTTGTAGTAATTGGTGTCCACCTCAGTACTAACATCTTTGCCATATACTTTATTTTTATTCTACAAATTCAACTTTGGTATCTCGGTCTCTCTTTAGGATAATCATGAAAACTAAAGCTTCATCCTTTGCCTGAGCAGTCTGAGTATCCCCAGAAGGCTTATACGTTATACCATTAATTACAAACCTATCTTGTTCCCAATTAAAATCCCAATAACCTTCCGGTGTAAGATAACCGATTTGTTCTATATAAGATTTAGAAATTAGTATTGATAAGTTTTCATCATCCAATTCTCCTGAAATAGTTGCCTTATTGATAGGCCAGTTTCTGAAAGCATTGTAGTAACATAATGCCTCGATTTGGATGTTATAATATTTAGGTATACTGTCTTCGGCATGACTGAGAAGCTGATTAACATGTTTGGCCCAGGTTATGGATTGCCTACCAGCATCCCAATCTAAGAAGTCAGTGATAATTTTCTTGTATCTATCCCAAGAGCGGTCCTTTACCATTCTCCAGGGTTCTTTTGTCATAACTTAGTTAAGATTGATTTCTTACCACCTTTTACTGGAGCACTTGGGTTGGGTCCATCTAATACTCCAGGTTGCCTTCTGTTAACTACTTTTGGGACTACGGTTCTAAATACTTCATCACAGAATGGTAAGTAGATTTCCAATCGTGAAGCTAACATACAAAGGTTCTTTCTTAATTCATCTATTAATCCACCTGGTTGCATTGCTTGAGAAAGTGTTTTCCATAGGGAACTTGTAGCATCTGCCAAGGTATCATAATATTGCACTTCAGTAGGCCCAGTAGTGATTTGTTTTATCCTATCACCTCGGGCAAGTTCTGGTTTAGAAGTACCATCACCAGTTTGTTCTTTGGTAGAAGTTAATTGACTTAGGTATTCTGAAGTACTTGTTAATAGATTAAGTATCTTCACATTGAGAAAGTCCCATGCTGCCAATTCCATTATTAATTGGTTTTCTAGTGCTTCATACCATAATTCATCAGTATACTTATCTGCAGGAATTTGGTGATTTACTAGAGGACCAATATAATATTGCCATTTGGTGATGTAGATAGATTTATCTTCCCTGGTCATTCCCTCTGATATCTCTGAAGGAATATAGTGGTCGATTAAGTTATATATTGTATCGGCTAATGCCGTATGACCATAATCACAAACTACCAGAGTCTTATCTACGGTGATATCTAAACCATTAGAGTTGGTTACATGTAGGGTTACTGTATAGAAACCGGGAGTTTCATAAGAATAGGAAACATGTCTTCCACCATTGAAAACCTCTCCCTTATCATCGCCAAAGTCCCAGTCAAAAATGGATTTGGCCGGGACTTTGGATATGACTCTGAATGAAACTTCCAGACCTGACGTAACGTACAAAAAGTCCAGATTGTTATTCATATTAGTCTGTCTTATGTAATTTTCATATATTACCCTTTAGAAGAGGATTCGAATTCTTCCAGCAAAGCCTGAATAAGTGTTTCTACTGTATCATCTTTCTCAGCAACTATTTCATGAAGACCTGCTACCAGTTTCAGTTCTTCCAGGGAATAGCCCTTTGCAAGTTTTTCAAGAGTCATGCCTTTCTTGAACTGAGCATTCAGTCTCTTATCCAACTTTTCGATGTCGGCCTCTGAATACTTTTCGATTTCTGATTTATCAGCAATGATAATCAGATGGCCAGAGGCAATTGCCTTCTGAATCTTTGGTGCACGGAATTGACGACGAGAGAGTTCCTTGTCTTCTCCTCTACAAACGGTAATACCAGTTGATTGGTCATGAAAACTGTAAGCTCTTGGTCCCACAGTTACTGTATATTTATCTTTAGCCATATTTCCTAAGATTTAAAAATGATTAATGATTAAAGAGAGGATAGGTCTTTTTAGTTACCTACCCTCTCAGGGAATTTATATAGATGAAACCGGACGTCCCTTATTATTCTAGGTTAACCATCAAATATGGGTCTACGTTCATGAACTCGGGGAAGCCGAATTCTGAGAACTTCTTGTCGGCAGCCAGCAACAGAGTTGCATCCTGGTACATCTTAGAGAAGCCAGTAGTCAAGCTTGCATAGATTGCCTGAGTCTGGTTAGAAACGATTCTTTCAGATTCAAGCATCAACTGACGAGCAGTAAGCTTAATCAAGGCAGCAGATGTATCAATCAACAGCAACTGTTGGTCGGGTGTACCCGGGTGAATGTAGAAGTCAGCATTCTTGGGAACAGGAGACTTAACATTCAGGGTAGCTTCTGTAGTACCAGAGTGACGATCCTTGAATTCCGGCAAGTTCAGCATTTCGATTGCCTGGTCTTCACCACCAATCATAGTTTGGAAGTTACGTCCCATACGAGCAGCACGTACCCAAATATGCAGAAGGTCTTTGTAAGTGATACCATTAGTTGTTTCGTATACACCGATTACCGGGGCAGACTCAGAGCCATCAGGGTTGTTACCATTGATAGCAACGTCCATAGCCAGAGTATCCAGAGCATAACCCAACTGAACACCAAAATCACGAAGGTAGATTCCCAAGACATCGAGCGAAACATAGTTACGAACTTCATCAGTAAGTTTGAAACCTTTTCCGATTTTGAAGAGGCTAACTGATTTCTGTCCGAAGCTAACATCACCCAATGGGATAGTTTCTGCCTCATTAACCTTTGCAGGGGCAGCATCCGACATGTTAACCATCGGCATGATTGCTTGTAAACCATTGATTGGTTGGTCAGATGCAATGATATTTGGATAGAACGGAGCCTGGCGCATACCCAATGTGATAGCAGCACGAATGATTTCCGGAACAATCCAACGAATATTCTGTTGGGGCATTGTAAAGATGTTCTGCATCGTGTCCACTTTTGGATTGATGCCCATCTTTTCAAAAAGTTCATCTTCTGAAATACCCCATTTACCGGTAACCAATTCTCCAAAAGTTACCTCTACAGGCTTCTTGTCCTGTGAACCGGAACGAACAGCTTCCAAGCTTCTTACCATTTCCGGCAGCTCATTCATAAAATCCTGAGCCTTCAACTTTGTAATATCTATTTTATTTTCCATAACTTCTTTTCTCTTATTTGATGAGTACTTGAATTACCTCATTTGCCTCTTCTGCTGGATTAAGGGCAATGAACTGGGTTGAAGTTGCTTGGTTAGCTTTTACGAATCTATCGTTAAGCAATTCTCCATCGGGAGTTACATAGCCAGCTTCGATATTTTCGTTTGATACCCAGTTACAAATCATGTAACCTTCCATAGCTACTGTTACCTCTACCGGGAAATTTCTTTGAGGTTGATAAGCAGGGTTAACGTTATCCGTTACTGCTACACCCAAATAAACTTGAGTAGCTGTATCAGTGCAAGGGTAAATCAAACCTTCTTCATTCAAAGCCACTGGCATACCCTGTACGATTTTCTCTCCAGCTTTAACATTGAAAGCCTGGTGCAATTTGTGTGACTCACTTTTGTAAATCACCGCTCTCGGGGTTCTTTCCCCAAAGAGAGTAAGTTGCTGAGGGTCGTTTACGATTTTAGTTTTTTCCATAACGCGGATTATTTATATTAGTTATTTGATTTTGTTTCGATACAAGTTATCGATTACATTCTTAGTACTCGGAGATTCTGAATTCCGTTGGGTATCAGTACCCTGGGTTCCAGTTTTACCCTCGGTATCATCCTCAGCAATTGAGGAAGCACGGTTGACGTCCTTAGAACCACATTTTGAGCAAGTGAGAGGGAACTTCTCTTCCAAGCGAGCTTGGTAATCCTTGGTCAAGGAAATAAGAGTAGTAATACCAGTAGTCTCGGCATTGAGCATCGTAACGATTGTATCATCTACCTTATCACCCATCAACTTCTTGTAGGTTTCTACGGCATTTTCACGTAGAGAAGCAATGTGATTCTTTCCTACGGTTGCCATTTCCTTCAAGTTAGCTACTTCGGCATTCAAGTTGGTAATCTGTTCCGTAAGAGAAGTTTTCTCTGTAGTAAGATTATCTACCGAAGTTTGCAATTCGTTTCTGGATGATACCAAAGTCTGAATGCAGGCAATTACATTTTCCTGATTCATCTCTTTACCTTCTTCCAGGGTAAGCATGTTATCCCCAAAAAGGCTTTCAAGAAATTTTAGTAATTCTTCGTTCATGTTATCTTTATTTGAATGATTATCATTGGCATCATTATCATTAAAAGAACCCTGAGTATCGTTCTTTTCTTGATATGATGTTAAATCTGATTTATAATCAGTAAAGAAGTATTGCTTCGATTTATCATCTCTGTATTCTTCATAAGATGCCCAAGTTCTTTTGGCAAAGGTTGGGTTAATGATTTTACCATCCGAACCAATTTTCTGGGCAAATGAATCAGCACCATGTGAAACTAGTGAGGTCTCAAGGTAACGAACAATTTCAGTAACAATTCTACGTACCATAACTCCCTTAGAGTCATAAGTACCCAGTTTCTGATAAAATTCGTTATATTCCATTTGGGGATGGGATTTATCCCACTTAAATTGTACAGTAACTGAATTACTATGAATTGAAGGAGGTTCCATAAGGATGCCTCTAGCAATTCTTGGGTTTGCCTTACCATCGATTTTCAGAATACCGTTGATACCAGCGGGTATAGTAAAGCTACCGTCTTTATAGGATTCCTGCCACATTACTTGTGATACAGCACCAATAGCATTACCGATGTTGGTTTCATGGTCACAGTTTACTGTTTGACCAAGCAACATCTTCATAGAAGCCTTTAGTACTCCATTTTGACCGAAGTCTGTAGGATTCCAATTTTTCGATACGATTGTTTCCGAAAGTAATCGGAACATAGGTTCGATAAACTCTTCATCCTTTGGAGTTAATTCCGATTTATCCAGGTTAGGGTAATAGGTATTATAATCTATATCCCCTCCCCAAAATCCAAATTGAGCAATGGTGTCCGGTGTAGGATTCTTCCATTTGTAATAATTCTCGGAGAAAGTCTGGGCTCCCACTGCTTCTGGGATATACCCAGCCATAATGGTATGGCCTTGACCTATCACCATAGAATCAAGATGCTCTTTGTTTTTCTTTGTGAATTTACTCATCTTGCTTTAGTATTTTGGTCTCCTCGAGAAGGAGCCGGGTTATTCTTATCTCTTGACCTACGAGCAGATTGGTTTTTATCATCTTGCCTTTGTTTCTTCTTAGTTCCTTCTTGGGGGTCTGTATTACCTCCCTTAGCAAATTGGTCCTCAAGTGAAACTCTTGGTTCCTTTTCATCTGGTGAATCATAACCCATTGCCCAAGCATATTGCTCTTGGCTAATGATACCTGCCTTATACAGTAAGTCAAGGTTCTGTATCTTATACTGAAGACCTTGTTGGATTTTAACTTCATCAGAAACTGTAGAAGTTCCCCAATCAATCTTCATTCCCTTATTATTAAATCCTGCCAGACGCAGTTCTAGAGAATAAAGTCGATCCAATACATAAGCTACAAGCATTTGGATATTTTTTAACTGGCTAATCATCTTAGACAGCATTATACCAGTTGCACCTTCACCAGTAGTAGATGATACCCCAATGATAGAGCCATTAACTCCCAACCCATTTGCTACAGATTGTTGGTTCATATTCCAAGGCTTCTCGATATTACCGAGCTCCTTAGTAGTAGAATTTAGTTTGAATTCATGGTCATCTATGTAACCAGCAACTACCCCATCCTTCATACCCTCTTTAACATTACGTTTGAGGATATTGAGTTCATGGTATAATCTGGATTCATAAGATTTGATACTCTCATTTGGCCTTTGTGGAGATTTCTGCATCTTAGCTTCTAAGAAACCAACCATACCACAAATCTCCATGATATGTTTGAAGTTAATCTTCATATCATTTTGTCCTTTGAGAGAATCCAATGCAGGCATAAATGGAGGAACTCCATAAGGTTCATCGGTATCATTGAACATACCAACATAGAAGTAGGTTTCTGGGTTAAGCTTAATGTAATCTTGTTGCTTAACAAAGAAATTTATATTCTTTTGGTAAGGAGCATACACCCCATTTAATTCACGTTTAAACTTGATGTGTTCTGGCTTAAGGAATAATACAGTAGCCAAACCATCAAGCTTATCATTTGGTACTCCTTCTACGGATATTGCCCCACTTACAAGAAGTTGAACAATCATTTTATTAACTAAACCATCTATACCAGCAGTATATCTGGTCCATCCCTTGGTGGCTTTCTTAAGATGTTCTCTCATCTTTGAAGCCTCTTCATCGGTATTATTAGGGAAAGTTACTGTATGACTGGTGTTAGCTAACTTAAACATATCTTGCAATGCAATGCCCATATCAGGATTTACCTTATATAAATCCCGAATTAAAGGTATCACATCAACACGAAAAGAGGGTTCAACTAATTTAGTCAACCCTTGTAATGATGTAATTAAGTTATCGCTATCATCGTCAACTGAAACCCTACCAGGCGAAATCGATGTGGCAGGCTTTTCCTCTTTATTAGAGGATGTACCATTCTTGGGAAGGTCCTTCTTACGTCCCCAACCCCAACTAAAATTGAAGTACTTTTTCATCTTGGTTGTACGATTACGTTAGTTTTTCCTTTCCTTATGTGATTACATATTGCTTTTCCAAAGATATCATCATCGGCATATACATCTCCTTCAAGGTCTACATCTACAGCTGAATTGTTAGCCCTATGTTTACCCATTGCAACAGGTCTACCTAAACCATCATAAATGAAGGTATAAGCTTCTTGTACAAAGAATGGGTCCTTAATGATTACGTGATCTAATCGAATATCTTCTTCCAAGTTTTCTATTATCACTGAACGATTCTTTTGGGTGGTTAACCAACCAGGGGATTTATCCATTTCAGGTCTACTTTTACCTTTTTTCTTCAGCATCTTCTGGTAGTAGTAAAGGTTAGGGTAGCCTTCGTCTTGAAGCTTAGAAGTTACTGATAAACCAACGTCATTGGATTCTGGAGCTATTACTGCCCAGTTAAACAACTTCCCAGTATCACCAAGTAACTTAGCATAAGCTCCCACTGCCATTCTTCCCTTATATACTACTTGTTCTTCTCCTAGCTTATCCATACAAGTAAATGAAGAGTAGTCAGAAGCTCTACCAGTTGAAACGTCTGCACCAATGAAATATTCTTTATCTGATTCGGGTTCACAGAATTGTCGGTATTGACCATTAAATCTCTTCTTAATAACTGGGTAATCACTAAGGCAGTCTTCGATAGCTTTAATATCGGCTAAGTCGAAGACTGTATTACCAGATGATAAGAAGTCACCATCAATTTCTTGTGCAGTTCGTTTTGCTCCCAAAGCGGAAGACATTTGGTTATACCAATTGATATCTCGTTCTGGGTGCATTTGCCAGTATAATCGAATTGGGTTAAAAGGATTACCTCCTGCAATGGCATCTACCCAAGTTGAGTGATAGAAATTACCAACTCCATAGGGAGTGGAATTGACGATGGCAGCTCCACCAGTGGAAAGAGTAGGGAATGCAGCAGCCCAAATTTGAGCAGCCCATCTTACTACTGCTGCCTCGTCAATTACCAGAAGAGAAAGGGATTCCGAACGACCGGCTTCGGATGATGTCGGAATTGATTCAATAAATGACCCATTATCAAATTCTATCATGGAAGCAGAACCGTATTCACCAGCTCTACCGTTGATTATGGGAGTTTGAAGGTACCATGGAAGATTCTTGTACATGAACTTAATCTTCTTAAGCACCTTCTTAGCAGTTGTGTCTTTGATAGAGATAATGTTTATCTTTTTGTTGGGATGGTACATCGCCAACCAAAGACAGTACATTGAAATAAGTTCTGTAATTCCTGCCTGACGGAACTTGAGAATGATATTGAATCGTTGGGCAATGAAATTGTAGAGAACTGATTTCTGAAATGGGTATAAATCAAATCTTACCTTTCCTCTTACTGGATGTATCACATAGCAAAAAAGGCTAAAAAAGAAAACATCACTAGAAACTCGGGATAAGTTTGATAGCTCTTCTCGAGTTAAAGTAGTTCTAGTTTCTGAGATAGTCTTTGCCATTACTTAAAAGTTATACGTTATTTGAAATTCGATGTCAGTACCTATACCAGATTTTATCTTTGGGTAGTAAAAGGTATTGACTCCGAATTTGTAATTAAATTTCTTAGTCTTGATTGAAAGACCAGCTCCCATATCGAAGAGATTATTGAAAGGTCTGTATTTGCCATAAACGTATGGACTAAGTGATAACCTTGCAACTTTCTTTCGAGTTAATTGACCTTCATACCAGTTGTAGTTGTACTTATCTAAGTCGATTGGGAATAGTCTAGTTGAATAAGTGTTAGTCTCCTTATTGAACAGACTTAAGTTCAACTTATGTTTCTTCAAAACAATTTGAACCAGGGAATCTTGGTTACTGATAACTGGCTGCCTTAGCATGGAATCAGGAAAGAGAGTTGGCTGCTTATTATCATGAACTAAGATTTTACCTGATTCAACTTTTTCTGAGTACTTCTTCTCTGGTTTGAAGGGTTTCTCTGTGTATACTGTATCTGGGATTTCATTGACCGCTAGTTCCAGGGAATCAACCTCTCGAGAAAGTTTGTAATTCCTGAAGCAAAGGTAAATAGTAAATCCTAGAAGTACAATGAACAAGGCCCTCTTAAATGTCTTCATCCTTGATTCTCAAATAAGTGTCCTTAGCAATGAACTTATCCATACCAATACGGATTAAAGCTTTCATACTTGAACTTAATTCCGAGGTAGGTATTCTTAATCTAAATTCAAGTCCTTTCGAATCTTCAGAAAGAGTTATACGAATTTTTCCCTTTCGATTTTTAATCAATCGATTGTATAGTACAGCAATCAGATTGAAGATTGCTTTCAGATTCTTCGGTGTAATTTCCGAACGATGTAAAATCTTCTTAGTCATATCATTTTCGATTTTGGTGTTTCATACGAATATAGTCAACTAGCTCTAAATCAGGTACTTGGCATCAATTTGCCAAGTCTTGGTACTACCTAATTCATTCAAAATCAATTAGTTAGGTTTGTGGCTTGTTTTCCTTTCCCTTAACAATCCCTATCCTTTCAGAATTGTATTTTAGAATTATTCCTTTCCTTCCTTCTTACCTTCTTACCTGGCCATATATATATATAGGGGGAGTCACTGAAAATTAAGGTACCTTTTTAAGGCATTCCTTAAACCAAATCCCTACCTCATAAACCGAACCCTTGGCAATTGTGTACCTTGCCTTGTTAAGCCAGTAATGGTAATCCTTAAAATCACCCTCGAAGGTATCACCATTCTTGTGAAGGTAAACTTTGAATTTATCTGGGAATCCCATAATTGCCTTGAAATCCTCTATTCCCAAAGGGTAGCCATCGGGTCTAAATTGCCTATCTGCAGGTCTGAGAGTTAAGGGGGGTTTATCATACTCCAATCGATACACTCCTGGAAGAGTACTCATCTTTGCAGTTTTGATAGGCCACTTCTTTTCATCCTTGAAATCCCTAACCCAGAGCCTATGTATCTTTGCTACAGTAAGGTTTTTCTTCTCGGGAAGCTTTCGATAGTCATACATTGCCAGAGTTTTACTCATAAATGGAATCTGGTTAGTATTATTTTCCTGAGAGAATGTGAGTGGTTTTAGTAGATTTCTAGTAGTTGTTGGAGTTTTTACTTGAAATACTTCATCAAAAGCATTCAAGTATTTCTTACCAGTCTTTTTATGTACTCCAATGATGAGTAATCGCTTCCTTGACTCCTGGGAGTTTCCGTAATCTAAAACTGACCTTTCGTGAAAAACTAATTTATAGTCTTTGAATGTTTCCTCAAAGAAATCCTTGGGAAGCAGTGTTAGCAGTCTTGGTAGATTTTCTATAAGAAATATCTTAGGTTTATACTTGAGTATTGATGCAATTACTAGATTAAGACTACGGTTATCTTTTGGATTGCCTAATTCCTTTACTTTAGATAACCTCATTACTGAGGCTGCTCCACAATCGGGGCTTGATATAATTATGTCTACTTTCTCATCGAATTCTTGTAAACAAAAGCCCTTATAGAACGGTATATCTCCAAAATTTAATTTCCATTGTTCTTCGCCTGGAGTGTGGAATACTCCCCTTATCTCTATGTTCCCTAACAAATTCTTCTTAAAAGGGAACAGGAGTGCACCCTGTCCAGCGCACACTCCCAATACCCTTAGTTTCTTCATTTCTTGTAGCTTCTCAATTTAATGTACTTAATCCAAGCAAATGGCTTACGGTCTTCTAAATAACTCGGATTCTTATCATTATTGTGAGCTTCTTCTTCAAAACTTACATCATGATATCTTTCATTCTGTTTATCCCATTTGGCAAAGCACAGGATGAGGAGATATTCGATGATATACCAAAGGTAGAAGAATCCAAAAGTCAGAGCCACTACCCACCAAAAGGATATACCAAATGATAACCAGAGTATGATACCGAGTACTAAACCCACTATACTACATTCAATCTGTTGTACCTGATGAATACGTTCATGATTGATATCATCGGGTTTACACTCTTCTACTTTGTGTTTGAAGAATGAGTTATACACCAGAGTAATTGCTTTGTAACTGGGGAAAAGAAATACTTTTGCTACCCAGCTGTTAAAATGACATCTTTTCATAATTTATCTTTGAAGTTTTCGTAAGCATTTCTTAGTTTTTGGTCGTAGGCATTCTGGGCATACCCGGGACCATTGTATTTTCTGGCAAAGCCAACCCAGTCCTTTTCTTTGAGATTACTCAAACAACCAGAGTTTTTCATGAAATAATACATGAGTTCTAGTTGATTTGCATGAGATTCTGACATCTTATGAACGAATTCGAAGACATCTTTACATTCACAGAGGTTGTGATTGAACCCACAAATCTGGAACATACCCCAACTTGCAGACTTCAATGCACATTCTTCGTCAATTTCTTTGGCTAATTCGAGTCTTTTGTACTCGTGTACACCTCCCAAGTACTTCGATTTATCCCATTTAGGGAAGAAAATCGTAGAATATCTCTTACAAAGGTAAGCTAAATCTCTGTCAGGGAATTTCTTATGTACTTCTTTGTACATAATGTGACCCTCAAAGAGGATTTGAGGCCTACCATCAGCTAAAAACCCATCTCTACCTGCTGCTTCTACCAATTGAACAGCTTTCAATAGAGCAGGTTCTAGACCTAAGCGAATAGCAAGGTCTTTAATCATCTCATTTGTTAGTTTATCCATAACTTATCAGTTTTAATGGTTCAATTTTAGTAACAAAAGTATTGCTTATAACCCATTTTCAATATGTTTCGAGGTTCTATTATCATATATAACTTATAAAATAATGCAATATGGACAAGAAAAATGAGTGCCAGATATGTGGCAAGCCCATTAATTTAGAGGAATTTGATGAAACTCGGGAAATCCCTCAACTTATGGCAAGAAAACAAATTTGTTTTCAATGTGCTTTTTGGTCTAATCGATTAGCTTATGATAAAGAGCTTGAGAAAGAGGGTAAAATTGCGGTAATTACTCCAGATTATTCTCACTGGGTAACTAAAATTCCCGGAAATATTTTAATGGTGCCCTCGGCTTTTGGTGGTATTTACCAAACTAAACTTCAACCAGTAAACACTCTGGGAGTTATTGATGAAGACCGAAAGAAGCTTTTCATTATCCGTTATAATAACATCACTCACCAGGGCACTATACCAGAGCATCTAAGAGATGCTTTTAAAGTAAACGGAATATTTCTATCTCCACAGGAATACAAAATGCTAGAAGATTACCGGGGTAATGCCTATGAATTTATTAAAAATAAAATAGATAATGCAATAAATAAAGAATAATTTCGTATATTTGCATAAAGAAAATTTCTAAATAAAATAGATATGAAAAAAGAAAAGAAAGAAATCAAAAAGCTCAAAGAAGGTGATGAAGTTATCTTCGTATTATCAGGAAGACCCATCACAGAGAAAGTAACAGTAGAATCCATCGATAAGAAAGGTGGATTTGCAATGCTCAGTAACCGGGTAAAAGTTGCAAGAACTCTCGGTCCTGATAATACATATCCAAGGTTGGATGGGCAAAAAGGAGAAGTTCTCCCTATTACAGAAGAACATGAGAAAGCCTACCTTGCATATAAGGCTTATTTCTCGATTAAGAGAAACATAGAGTTCCTTGACAAGGAAATGAAAAGTATGAAAGATACCGATGCTTTTGATATGATGATTGATTTCGATAAGAAGCTTACCAAGATTATTAACAAATACCTCAAAGAACAATGACTACTGTATTAGCGATAATTTACTTGGTATGTTTGCCATTCACTGTATTTTTTGTAAGGGCTTGCTTAGATTATTTACCGTATACTCATAGGATTCATTCCCTGATATTATTCATCTCGGTATGGATAGTGTTACCTCTATTCCCGATTTACTTATTAATCAAATACCTAAAATACAAATTACTATGAGATACTTTTTTGACAGAGATGGTAATTATGCTGGGACATCAATGCAAGGGTGGGAGATAATTCTCCTACTCTTATTCCCAGTTGCTTTAATAATCTTCTTCGTATTCTTACCTTTCTTCATCTTGGCTAAATATAATGCTAGAGAAGAAGATAAAAAATACGAAGAAGAACATCCAGAAATACTAAAAGTAGATTCTTATATTACCTGCTGGTATCCCTGGCATAGATATTCTGTTGCATATACTTTAGCTCTGATATTTTGGGTATGTGGGTTACTAATTAGCCTACTGAATTAATTATATGATTGTGTTACATTTATATATGTACTTAGAGTCTTCTTGAGGAGAATAACCATATTCTATTATTCGAGGATTAGCCCCATCTTGAATGGCAAAGGTATTTCTTGAAATTGCACTACCTTTGACTAAAGTATAAATATACTCTCTTACATCACCAGATGATACACCATATTGAATCTGTAATCTAAAGGTTATATTGCTATTTACTAGTTGATCTGACCTTATATCACAACTGGCAGAGGTGTTAGAGGTTGAGCTTTTAAATACACTTATTGTGATGTTACTTGTAATTTTAGCCGTAGTTTGAGTTACTGGTATACTCAAGTTAGCATCCCCACAGGTTAAGAAGATATACCCTGAACGGTTAGCTCCAGTTTGATTACTCGATAAAGCGGTCAGGGATAACATGTAATGGTTCTCAGGAGTATCCACTGAGGCAACGGATACTGCGCACCAATCGGGAGTATTACCCACATGGGGAGTTTCTGGCTTTTTAGACCCATCACTACCATTTAAATATGCCATCACAAGAATTTGAGCAGTATTACCTTTATTACTACCTAAAGGCAGTGAGTTTGTTACCATTTTTATGTATCCAGTATAGGTAACACCGGATCCCTGAGTTACTGTGAGATTGATTTTGTTATCAGATCCATTCTGGTCAAATATCAGAGTAGTAGACCTTGAGGACCCCCCAGTATTTTCTGAATAGTTAATTTTTACATCTAAGTAACCATCTCCAACGGTAACTCCTCCCCAAGTAGCCCATTTTACGTAGGCTGAGCCCAAAGTACAAGAGGGTGTAGAGGTTGAAACTACTTTGCCATTTACCAGTTTCCTTTTGAGGGAAGTGATACGGTAGGTTACAGTACCACCTTTTGAAGATACAGTATCTGTTGTATCTGTAATTGCACGTGCTAGTTTGAATAATGTTTTTTCTTCCATATCTTTATAAGTTTTTGGTTTATAGAAAGAACTTTGATATTGTAATCTGCCAGAGGGATAAGGTGGATGAGAGCCAGGGATGTTTTATTCTCTGGCTTCTTTGTGTGTTGTGTGAGTATGTGTGGTGTGGGATATCTGGGCATGCCCTTAATGCGAAGGCTTCGAAAGTTGTGGTACTAAAATGAGTATTTGCCTTCAAGGTACCTCTTATAGCGAAAGCCTAAAATTTCCTGGTACTAAAAGGGGCGTACGGTTCCGTTAAATTTAACATTTAAAAATAAAAAGTAAGGGACAAACATTTTTATGTATCCCTTTGCTTTCTTAATTATCTACTAAATAATTATTTAAATTTTCTTTAAATTGTTCATTTAAACAATAACATAAGTATAGTAAAAAAGTTTTAAAAGAAAATTTTTTATAAATTGTATATTCAACTTCATTTAAATAGTTCATGCTTATTTGTTCAATCAATAGAAATTGCTCTACATTAATTAATTGAAAAGTTTGTACGTCAATAATAGTAGATATTATTCTATGATTTGATTTTAAAAGAATATAAACTACATATAAAGCACTAACAAAAACAGCTAATAAGATAACAAACAAAATTAATAACATAATAATTTTATTTTTATGATAGGGAGTAAATTACTCCCTATCTGATTAATACTTTATTTGATTGATTTTTTCACAATTTCGAGACCTTTTATTAATATCTCTTTCTTTTCTTCTTTTGTGTTTTCGCTTGCAATCGAAGAAAAAGAAAAATCATTTAAAACATAGACTTGTTTATAAAAGTCTATAAATCCATCAATTAGTTTTTTATCTGCATTTGTTGCAATAGTTGAAAGAAAATTAAAAGTAACATTTCTAAACTTTTTTCGCAAAGATTTGATTTGCTTTTCGTTTGCTCCCAAAAACAACTCTTTTTTATAAATTTCTGTTTTTGTCCCTAAAGCTGTTTTAAAAAGTCCTTGATTTTTTTCTTTCACAGACTTTAAAACGTCTAAAGCAATTAAACTATTTGCTTTACTGTTTGCTACTGCTTTTTCTACATTCACTTTGTTAATTTGATTTTTCATAATAAAACGCTTGAATATTTTATTATTATTATTTTATAACCTTTTTGATAGATATTCAAGACTTATTAAACTATCTAATAAGGTTTGTTTCATTTCTGTATTGCAAATATAAGAACTATTTTTTAATCTACAAAATTTTTAGAAAATTATTTTCTTAAAAAGTTTTAATTAAAAATTCATTCAAATATCGTTTTGTTTTTCTCACATTGCAAAGATACGAACTTTATTTTAATCTACAAACATTTTCAAGAAAAATTTTTGAGAAAATGAATAATTTTATTTTCAAAATTATTTTTGTGAAAAATTCATAAAATAGAAAATATTGTGCACCCTAAAAGGACTTAATATTTGCACTTAATTTTGGGGGTTCACAAGGGTAATCTTCACACGCCTTGTAGTGGGCATATATGATATGTATATGGATATTCCTATATGGCCTATGCCTGTCCTCTAGGAAGTGTATTATATACCTGTATATTGATAAGGCCATTAATGGACTAAGGTGATAAAGAATTAAGGCCCTTGGGATATATCCCTCTATAAAACCCCTTGGTCCTAATTCTATAAGGCCATATATGGACTATGGTAAGCCTATGGGAAACGGGTTTCATAGACTAGCCTATAAGGGCTTACTAAGTTAGCGTAAGTAAAAACCCAGATACCTTAGTTAGGCTCTGGGTTAATATATTAATCGAAGTATACCTGAAAGGTTATATACTTGATGTTGAAGGTAAAATCGGGTTCAATTTCCTCTGGGTCAGGGATTTCGGATGAGAATTCCATAAGGCAATCATCTGTGTTAAGGTAGATAGATATTTCCTTAGCTTTCGATTGCATTAGTTCTGGCAATATCGAATCGAATTGTGAAAGTGAATTGGCAATGTAAGATGCCCATGGATAATCCCTAGCGTAATTTACTAAGGTAAGAATGATGAGATTTGAAATTTGATTAATTGTTTTCATACGTCTATTATTTAATTAGTTAATATCACAATGCAAATATAAATATAATATATTATATATGCAATAACCTCAATTGCCTTGTGAGGTCCTTAATAGCCTTGAAAGTTAATTTGCCTTTATCCCTCTAAATCCCCAGGGGCCATGAATGGAGATTGCCCTTTACCTTCCCTACCTATAACTAATATATAATAACTAATGGCTCTAGGCAATCAAGGTACCCCTAAATCACAAAATTGTCCTAGAATACAAAAGTTAATGCTAATATAAATACTAAGCAAATTACTTACAGAGTTACTAGGAATATTACCTAAATATGCCCCTTGAAGGCCTTAAATCCTATAAACCATTTAGCCATAAAACCTAATATTTTAATTGCCCAATCACAAATCCGATTACCTTTCCCCAACCCAATACTTATTATATAATACCTAATATAATAACTTGGTGAAGGTAATCAAGGTAAATTGTGATGGCCATTAATCGACGATGTACTAAAGCTATACCACCTACATACATAGAAGCTACATAACATATCTGTATTATATAATCCCCCTACCTTCGAATTACCTTGAATGCAATCTATAATATAATACATATAAAGGGTACTCATGGCAATCGGATTTAGAGGCCATTAATGGTCGGATTTATTTGCCTTTTTAGGCCTTTTTGAGTTTGCCTTTAAAGTGTGGAGTAGAGCTATATGGTATAGTGGCTATATAGTGAGTTGAGTGGCTTTGTATAGTAGAGGGGTTATCACTTGCCTTGTTTGCCTAAATCCCCAAAACCCCCGGCGAGGTACCTTGATATATGTATTAGGTATTATTATATTAATAGATGGTATATTAGTTATAGAGGAGATAGGTAGATATTATATTATGTACCTTAGTTAGGTATTATGTAACATAGTTAGCGTTAGTATGATTTTGTTTTGTTTTTGTGTTGGGTGGTGTGGGAGGTACCCGGTATTTATTCCAGGTACCTTGTGGGTATTTATTCGATTAGGTATACCTGTATGAAGGCATATACTAAAAGGATTACGATTAGATTCATTCTGTAGATGAATTTCTTTGTTAGGTAGGCTTCTTCATTTAGGATTAGGAGCCAGGTTGTTACGATGAGTAGAATTAGTGATTTCATAATTTTTTAGTATTATATGTACCTTAGTATAATCCTATATGTGTAGGATACCAGGATTAGTGATGAGGTGTATAGGGTTAGGATTATTAGCTGTGAGATTATATACCTTATTTTGTTTGTTGGGTGGGTATGCTTGTGGGCTTTGTATATTTTCTCATTGCGTATGAGGGTTAGGATGGTGACTACGGATAGGATTATTCGGATTATGTGATAGAGGATGTTCATGGTAGTGATATTATATCGATTATGGTTATATCTGTTGGGTTTACTTCGAGGATTTCTCTTAGCTTTAGCCTTATGTAGGTACTATGTTTATGCCCTGGGTTTATTTCTTGTTTGGGGTAGCGGAGGTAGGTATTAAGTTCCTCGGTTCTGTACACTATGTTCATTTCTTCGCAGAAGCCTTCGGTAGTACCAGGTAGTGGGCCTGGTACTTCGAATGATACTAAGAATTTACCTGATGTTAGCATGGTTCTAGTTCGTTAGTTAGGATTCTTATATCGGTTAATTGATTCATGTATTCCTCTTCTGAGGATATGTCAAGGCATTTGCATGCTATGTAGTGACCGTACATGGATATACCTGATTCATAGCCTTGGTCCTCGTTTAGGAAGTTAGCTAAGGATATCTTGTCTACTGAGCATATCCTCTTCAGATGTCCTGGTAAGGTTTCTGAATCTTCATAAAATACAAAGTCATAAGTATCTGTATTATCGGTCATCGTAGCAAATATGTCTATGAGCCAGTTAAAGTCCTCTAGAGGTACTCTGTCTAGCCATTCCCATCCGATTGGGTATTGGTTTACTGTTATGATTGGTTCCATATTATATGTCTTTTATGGCAGTGGTAGTTTGAATGAATTTTATCTCTTGGGATTCAAGGTGAACATATTCGAAGTATTCTTGGATTTCCTCAATGGTGTTGAATACCCTATCTGGGGCGTATACTCCATTTACTGCAGCTATGATTTCTGATTTAGCCCTGTTTGGGTCTTCTTGAAAAGAATGATAGCAAAGATTGAGTTCATTACAGTTATTACTAGTATCCTCGATAATGACTAAAGTTGTTATTGTTAGTTTCATGATATTAATTGAGTTGAGGGTTAAACTTTGGTTTACTTAATAGTACGGTATATGGGAGTTCATCTTCATCCAAGATTCCAAGTATGAGATACATATTAGGATCTTTGGGTATTTCGAAGTAGAATCCCGGTTTAGGTTCATCTCCATTGAATGATACATGTACTATTTTAGTGTTTTCTAATAAGCCATTTAGTTGTACATGAGAAAGGTAGTTATAGATAGCTTCCCTTTGATTTCTTGGGTTTTTATCCCATGAGATGAGCATATCGTCATACCAATTTGGATTATCGCATAGCTTTTTAAGTTGTTGTTGAATATACGGTGTCATGATTTGAAGTAATAATATAAGTCCTCGATTAGTTTATCCTGTTCTTCCCATATAGTATCTGATACTACGTATTCTGATACAAAATAGTTATAGAAAGGCCCAAATAGTATTTTTAATACTATGTCCTTGAGTTCGATATTGAGTTGTTCCTCTTCTTCGGTAGAACTGGGTTTGATTGCCTGAAGTTCTGCCTTATAGGATGCCATTACGGCATCCTTTAGGGTTTGAATATATTCTGGGTTAGTTTCCTTGAGAATACTTAATTGTGATTTGAGTTCTTTACTTATCATGGGGCTTAGCGATTATGGATATGAATCCCTGTGGATATTGAGTATAGAATAATTGGTAGTTCCCTGTGGGCAAGAAGACTTGCATTATATTTGCAAGTAATGGGTAGATTTTCCATTGGTTTTCCTCTAGAAACTTGTCCCAGGCTTCTGATTCTTCGGGATAATTTCCAGAAAGTTGAATGTGATATTCCTTTTGTTCCGGAATAAATAAATTGGTTACTATCTGAATTTCGTCTGATTCCTTTTTGTATTGGGTGATTGGATACCAGATGCCTTCGGTTTTCCATTTATTAAGTTGGAACAGAGACATGCCCTGTTCCAGTACGTTGAGTAATTTATATAAGTTTACCATAGTGATTATTTATTAAGTTGTCTAATGAGTTCTGATGCAGCCAGGGAATCAAAGAGTTGGGTTTCTCTTTTGTCGGATTCCCATTTTTCGAGAGCATTATATGTTGCCGTATATTGAGATATCATGTCCTCATCTTGTTCCTCGTCCTGGATGAATTCCTGGAGATGTTTTTTGAGTCCAGTAATTATGTAATCCTGATGTTCTGGGGTTAATTGAGGAATACCAAATATGATAGCTTCTACCTGTGATGGAGAATAATCATAGTATTGGTCGTCAGCACCCTTTGTTAGATCCATGTGGGAGATAATGTTTTCCTTTAGATTTTCGAATAAGTCTTCCTCAGAAGAATATACGATTATGTAACCAGAGATATAAGAAGCAAGGGGTTCATCCTCTAAGTCGATTGAGTAGACCCAGATATGTTTTGAATCCTTGTTAATGCAGAGACCATCAGCGTAGTCGTAAGTAAAAAATGGGTGGGCAGCAAGCAAGTTGCGGATTTCGCTTAAATTTTTTAAATCATTCATAACGTCTATATTTAAAAATTATTTGAGAAATATTTCTCACTTGCAAATATAAATATAATATTTGAATTATATACTATATTTCTATTTCTTTTTATAAATACGGGAGTTCCAGGATGTGTTTGAGATGCATCCTGGAACTATTTTGATTAGTACTGCCCCGTAAAATTGATAATGATAAATAATGAAGTATCATTGAAATGTACCTGGATAGTATCTCCATAGGAGTTTGACATGTAATGAGAATTAGGGTTAAGTTCTTTTAATGGGTGATGTTCATCCCAATGAGAATTAATGAATTCTATCACGTATTGTTCAAAAGCATCGGATTCTCTGCAGTAGGTTTCTGCCTTTTCGTCATCGTCTATAGGATAATCCCGGAATTGGAGGTTGAGAGTTCCCATGTATGATTCATCCGGATTTGATATTTCGTTAACTGATTGAGCAGTGTAACCAAAAGCATCAAGAGTTCCATCAAAGTAACTCATAATGTGATTTGAGATTTCGTTAATAGTTGTCATAAGAAATAAGTTTTGTGACCCTGTTCGAGGTCGGTTAATAATTATATTTATTTTTCTCTTATGCAAATATAGAAATAATATTTTAAATATGCAATAATTAAGGGAGCCCAGATGTTAGTGTTTCTGAACTCCCTGAGGATATATTAACTGGTTAGGGATTAGTATAATTCATCGGCCAGCATTGGTTCCTTGGGCTTATTTAATTTCTCTTTAGAACGTCTTGTAGCCCAATTCTCGTAGGGTTTGTAACTGAAGGTACGTGTTGTTTCATCGTATGCAGCATATACCATTTGTTTACGGGATATTCTCCTTCCGTAAGTTTTCTTAAGATTAGCAAACCAATCTAGATACTCCTGTAAAGAGTTAAAAGTTTCTTTATGCCCGTCTAAATTACTTTTGGGACGGGTTTTCCATGTTGCTTCTATATAGCATTGGTGTAAAGTGATTGAAATAAAGTATCGGCACCAGGTACCACCGAAGATAGTGCCCGTGGAGAATTCTATCTCCCGAGCAACTAATGGACTAACGTTATATTTTGTCATGAGATTGAGAAATTAAGTTGGAAAATCCAGTTGTTTCTATCGAGTTGGTTGAATGATATGAACATCCCATCATTATCGGTGAATTCATTCATGAACCGAATTGCAGCATCCGCTAATTGTCCCTTATAGGGATTGGTATCTGCAGTTATCACTGATTCAAATGTAAATGTATAATAGGTAGTCTCATATATTTGGATTTGGTTGATATCCAAGCAATTGAGTTTGTAATCCTCTTCCAGTTGAATGAGGAGTCCCATTAGAAGATTTAAGAGATGACCCTTTTCATCTGAGTCAAGTTCAAATGTAGATTTCTTGTCTAAGAAATTGCGAACTACCTTAGTTAGTTGTTCGTCTTGATTGTAAGTTACTGAGTTGGTTTTCATATTTTTGTCTATTTTAAAATTGATATGCAAATATAATCATTTTTATTTTAATACTAAAATATATCCCTTTTATTTTTAAAGTGGCTGAGGATGTGTACACGCTATGAAAGGCAGTGGATTAGACTGCCTTTCAAATTTAGAGAACCAGGGTATTCTTGGCATAATTGCAAGCATCCTCAAGGATATATGGAGCAGAAGAGCATAAAGCAGCATAGCCAACTCGATTCAAATCATGATTTTTCTTTTCTAATTCCTCTTTGATTATCTTTTTAAGAGATTCCCCAATCTTCTGAGATAACTCTTGAGATTGATAATAGATTCTCAATTGGTTGATAAGGTCTTTTAGGGCTTCATCACTGGGTGTTAAACATTCAGCCTTATCAAGATCTAGGATTCCATCTCCAAGGTCTTTCCAAATCTCAAACCCAATATGAATTATCTCTTCGGTAAATCCACCGAACTCTTCATATTCGAGTTTAGTACCCCTATCAAATCCCCAATAGTATCTGACTAAAGGCATCAGATATCCCGTTAACCTTTGGGGAACTAGATTCTCTATACAATGGTCCAAAGTAATTATATAGACCTTATTAGGCCTCAGTGTTACTGCTATCCTGCATATTCGCTTTGTTGTCTGGCTCATAGTAGTGTAGTTTTTGAATTACAGCTTGAATATATGTATTCTTCTCACGGTATTGAAAGATAATTGAGATAAGCACCTCATCCTTGGGTAGTAATATTTGAATTAGATTCCCTGGTACTACTAAAGTAGGTATACATTTGCATTCTTCTCGAGAAAAATTCTCTATTATCATTTCAGCCCTTCTTATTGGTTCGGGCTTAGTTGGGTCCAAAGTTAGGATTGGAGCAGTTACGCATTCCTTTAAGCCTTTTGTTAAGGCCTCATGTAACCATTCATCTTGAATAGTTTCGGCATTTAGCATAGTCATTTTAATCATATCCGGAATCTATTTAATGTCCATGTTTCGTATAAACAGTTTGCTTCTTTGTTCAAGTTTAGGGTTTTAGCCTTACTAAACACCCAAATCTCATAATCTCTATATTCTAAAGCCAATCTACTGAACTTAGAAGTTTGAAAGATTATTAGACTTGAAGTTCTTGATAGCATGTCAGCATGGCAAGTCACCTTATCCGAAGTAATCTTATCCTTAAAAGCCATTAATAAACTCTCATCTGACTTTTCTTGATTCTCCGTTAGAAGTTTGATAAACTCTACTTCTACATCCTGATTCATGTGTACCTTTCTAAAGGCGAATTTTTCTCTATTTTCCATACGTATCATTTTTAGATAAGAACTCTTGAGCTAGTTCATCTTGAGTTCTTTCGATTATGTTCTTTACTATAGTTTTATTCTCTACTCTAGCCCACATATGTAGCATGCCCAATTGAGCATCCATATAGCAATCTATAAGAGATGGGTCCTTTCTAAATACATCCCATTGTTTTACGAAATTTGTTCGAACCAAATCCCTATAACCCTGGTCTGATATGCCATCTTGGTCTATATAAGCAGATACCCTTTTCTTGACTTCTAAAAGGATTTTCTCTAAGCTTTCGGGTAATCTGAAATTTTCTGGTAAGTTATGATATACCAAAGCATTAGGTATCAATTCCTCAAAGGTAAACTGATTATCGAATAGATTTTTAGGATATCTACCTGAAAATATCAATGGTAGCTTATACCTTAGCAACGATGGTACTACGTCGTATATAGCATAATGTCTTCTATATTCTCGGTACAAGTCAAAATATAGATTCTCATCGAATATACCCGATTTCCTCATTATTGCCTGTAAAGTATTATAAGCATCATTGATATGAGTATTACTCAATTTGAATACTAAGTTGCCATTTTTAATAGCAATGAGTTCACTACAGCATCTCTTTCGTTTAAATAAGTTCATGTGATTAAAATGTAAAGTCAATGTATATTTTCCTTGTTCCCTTGAGAAATTTTTCGTGATTTGAGTCATCATACTTATGGCAAGCATAAGTCTTAGATGATTTATCATAATGGTCTCTTACCCATACTGGAGCAGTATCAGTTGGTTTTAATTTAAAGTATGTACCCTGATTAACCTTGTTAACCCGAGTCTCTTTGTAAGATGTCTTTGGTAGTTCCATATTTTTGTCTATTTTAAAATTGATATGCAAATATAATTCTTTCTTTTTAAATATGCAATATCCGGATATAACTATGGGAGCTTACTATTTCGGAGGAATTGAGATGCAAATGAGCCATCCTCTTTTTCTTCTTTCTCAAAGTCTTCATATTGATATAACTCTGGGTCTTCTTCGTCTGGGTCTATACGCATTTCGATTTCTCTACGTAGTTCATGATGTTCTTTAGAGAATGAAGACATAGCTCCCTTATAATCATCAGTAATTTGCATTAGCTCTGCTTTATTAAGGTTAAGACCCTCTTTACTGGTATCTACTCCTTCTTGTTTAGTAGCAACTACTTCGGGTAATGACTTAATGTCATACCTGTCTTCCAATAGTTTAGCCTCTTCTGGTTTATCCAATACCCTTTGTGATTCAAATACGATTTGACGGGCCTCTTCAACAGTAATTGCATTTTGCTGTGTTACGTTGTTCTGTTGATTGAATTGAGCAAAGATATTTGTAGTACTTCCTCCAGTAAGATTACGTACTATTGATTGCAGAGATGTAGAGGATTCAAGCTTTAATTTAAGGGCCTTTCCCAGCTCGGCAGATATAAACGGTACGTATTTCCCACCCTGAGACTCTCTCAAGATGTTAACCTGATGAGCTATCTCCATACGATCTTCCAAGGCCCATGCTAGTTGTTCTCCCATTAAAGCTTGCAATAAATCTTCTGCCTTATCTTTATCCCATATTCTAGAGCTTAATAGCCTATCCCTCATAAATACCCGTATGTAGTTAATATCTATACCCATACGGTATGAGAATGTATTGATATCATAAGTGATACCACATAATACTCCATTACCCATCAGCCATTGATTAATAATGTAGTTGTGTATCTTTATCAGAAGTTCATCATTTGGGTTCTTCTGATATTCTAATGCCATTGCAGTAGTCCCCATAGGTCTTGGGAATCTTACCATTTTATTTTCCTTTTCTGACATACAAATGAGATTTTCTGATATCGGAACTTTCATCATAACCTCTATACTCTAAATCATATCTTACATACAAATTCAAAGATAGGTTATAGAAATATCCCCTATACTTTTTCTTATTCACTGATAAATTAAAAGGTTCACCAGAGATTAAGTCCCTGGTGAATATCAAATTACCTTTCCCCGTTGTTGGGATTTTAAGGCAAAGTTTATAATCCCCTACCTTAAATTTATTGCCATGAAGGTCTAGGATTTCCTTTGCCATATTTTACCTTTTTAGGATTCGAGGGTTTTTTGTCTTGTTTACTACGGTAAGGATTGCCAGGCCTTGGGTCATTTTGGATAATCCCTTTCTGTTCTTCAATTAACTTTTGTACCTCAGGGAATAATTTTTTCCTCAAAGGTACTACCTGAGTAGCGAAAAAGGCATTCCATAATTTCTGAGTAAAGGGTTCCCCTACCTTAAGTTTCGAGATTGCCCAGAATTTAGTTTCGAAATTCTTTATTATTTCCTTAAACCGATAGTAATAGATATACCCATGCTTTGGATTTATACCTATAGTAGTAGTTTGGCAATAATCTAGAAAATCTTTACCTAATTCGGATATAAACTCTTCCCTTTTGAAATCATAATTCTCTTGATCGAGTTTAAATAGTTTGACATAATCTATTGCTTCCATATAACTTTACTTTGTGATTATTAACTTGGGATATTCATCAGTTATCTGAAATAAATATCCCCTTATATCATCCTCATAGTATGAGGACCAATAAACCCTTCTAATCCGAAAATTATCAAGGATTGCCCCTTTGGGTATGCCCGTAACATAAAGCCTATGCTTAGGCATCCTTGGAGTTATTTCAAATTCACCAGTAGTAAGTAAATTACCATAGGTACCATAATCTGGCATATTACCAGTAAAACCCGTAGGTTGTAATACATCCATTACTAAGGTGGTTTGTGGTAATTCTCTTTGATTACACTTGATTATCAGTTTCGATTTACCTATATATAGGTCTTTTACTATTGTCCCAAACATCTGTATATGATTATGTGAGTGATACCATTTTTCTTAAAGTAGAATTGGTTCTGTGAACGTTCCTCTAACTTCTTTAATTCTCTACGAGATTCAGTACAAATTCTTTCTGACTTCCGAAGTATATCAGATATATTATCCCAGATTGGTGCCATAGGTTCTACTGGACCTGCATAAACAATTTTGTGTTTAGCATCAATCTGAGGGTATTTTGATTTGTACTGATACTTACCTTTGAGGTAAAGCACATTATACTTTTCTGGTTCGTTTCTTTTTGCGTTTTCCATTTTTGTTATTATCTATGTAATCGGATATATTATCAAGTTGACCTAAAAGCAATGCTTGAATAAAGATGTGTATAGGCCTAAAAAAGAAGCTCCTTACGTTATGAGGGTTAATATACCAATCATAAACTATGAAGAACTTCTTTATCTTAGAATGCTTAAGTGAATGCTGAACCAGCCAAGACTTACAACAACGTTTATGTAATTCGACAAGTTCTTTATCCTGTTTAAGCATCTCCTTATCAGAGAAGATAGTGTAATCCATTTTGTATGAATTAAAGTGCCCAGGTTATTTATCCCAGGCACTTGGTTAATAAAGGGTTATGCAACTTGTTCTGGTTTGAGAACCTTTTTCTTAAAGTCCTCATAGGCTTTAGCAGCAGCCTTAAATTCTTTGGAATTGGTATCCTTGATACGAGCCATTGCAAGTTCCAATCGATGAAGTTCGTTTCTGGTTTGTTGTCTCCATTTCTTCCGAGCAAGAGTATCAACTACATCCTCCGGATATACGTATTTAACTTCTCGATTGGAGATTACCTGTTCGATGATAGAGGGTTTTTGTTGTTCCTTTACTTCATTGACAACCTGTTCTTTTTTGGAAGTTTTGGTTTTTGGAGAGAGTTCTACCAATTTAGCATTGGCAAACTTAGTGGCAGCTTCTTGAGCATCTTTTACCAATTCCTTTTTAGTCTTTTTGGCCTTAGGAGCAGAAGCCTTAGTAGTCTTAGAATTTTTAATTCCTTCAAGTTGTTCAGCAACCTTAGTTGCAACGAGGTTAGTAACCTTAGTTTCATTCTTTTTCATAACGTCTATATTAAAATTGTTAATAAAATAAAGTTTATTTCTTTTCTCTTTGCAAATATAAGAATAATATATTTAATACAAAAATATTTCTATATTATTTTTCTATTTGCTCGGGTTAATCGGCTAGGAAGTCGAAGATTTCTGGAGGATAATTGATTTCATCTTCTGGATCATTGATGTAATCCTCATATTCTTCATTATACCCATCGTAAATGTTTTTCTTAGTAGTGTTTGGTACTCGGGTACATTTTTCTGGATGCCTTTTTACAAAATCATAAGCTTCTTCGGTAGTCATTATCCTATCTGATATAAATTCGTAGGTTACATAAGAATAAGTTTCACCCAATCTAGAAACTTCATATTGCTGGTATCCAGATTTCTCAATCTTATAGATTTGATTTTCTGGAATCGTTTCTATCTCTACCCTATATTTATACCATTGATTCTTTTTCTCTTTCTCTTCTTTGGGTTTAATTCCCAAACTATCTTGAAGAGAAATTAACTTGGTTATGGGACTTTCAAAACGAGAAGGAGCAGTGCTCACTTCTACTGGATGAGTTTTATTCTCACCAATAAAGTAAATCACTGCCCCCAAGGTTACCAGGCCCAATATGAATTTAGTTTCTGAGTTCATAACCTGTAGTTTCGAATTTATTTTTAATGTTCTTTGCAAGGTATTTACCTTTTGATTCTGCTTGATGTAAACCGTTGCAGATTTCATGTGGCACCTTATCATATCGATATACCCTATTTCCCTTAAAAGCAACCCAAAGTTGTTGTTTCTTTGAGTCATACCCATATCCCTCAATATTAGAGGATTCGCAAGGAATCATTTCAACTCCGGTGTTCATTTCTATTGATTCTAAGTATTCGTTCTTTTCCATGTCTATATTAAAATTTTAAAAGTGTTAGTTCTGGGTGGAATTTGAGATTTGCCCTTTGGAAGATTGCCCAGGTACCAAGTACTCCCTGAGAATTAGTATGTACCCATTCATCTTCCATTCTGAATAATATGTGAGAGCATACCAGCATTTGGTATTCACTTAGAATATTTATCAGTTGAGGAGTATTCTCAATTTCTACGTATAATTCAATGTGCTCATCTAGTGCTCGAATTATTTCATCATCCTCAATCTGAAGGAGTTTTTTGATTAAGTCTTGGGCAATATCATTCCCATTTTTAACGTCCTCTTTGATTGAGTTGAGTGATTCAATCTGAATACCAGCAATGAGCTTTACGATGTCTTTTGTTTCCTTGTCCATAATTAAATTTTCTTTATGCAAATATACTAAAATTATTTTATATAAAATACTCTTTTAATAAATACGGAGGTAAGTGTTAGCGGTTCTTGATTTCCTCTATCTTTTCCTTGATTGAGTCGGGGAAGATAGCATCATCTACCCATCGCATAAAGAATTTAGAAGGCTTCTTTTCTGGATTGAGAAGTAATTGTCTTTGCTCTGTAGAGAACTTAATACGTTCATCTTCCCTCATATACTTGGGAAGTTTAGTGAATTCTGCCTGAGAAAAGGAGATTACGTTTTTACCAACTTGGGCCCTTAATGGTTTCTTCCTTTCCTTATAGAGATATGGGATAATCTTTTTCGAGGGTCCCCCAAGGATGCTAAAACCAAAGATTACCATTGGGTCAAATTTATCTGCTTTTGGGTCCTTAGCCCGTTTGATACATCTTGCCATCCAAGAGAATGAATTGGGATATTGCTTATTGTCTGTTGCTTCTCCCACATCTTTTTTATTAAACTCAAATCCAGGAAAGTGAAATAGAAAATCTTCAGTAAGGATAAATACAAATCCCAATCCCCTAAGATATTTAATGATATCTTGTTGGCTTTTACCCTCTTCAATCATTTTCTCTACATCTGCAAGAATGTCCTCCCTTGGTGATTCCAATTCCTTAGTTGTAGACCCTGCAGGTCTTCCTCTGCCAACATTAGGTGCCTTAGCAGGCAATGTACCAGATAACCTATCTAAGTATTCTTTGAAGTTATCAATATCTTGTTTATTAGTAAGAGTTACTTCTACTCTTATGGGACCGTTATGCTGTACCTTTGGACCTGAATTCATCTCGGTATAGGCATCTACCAACCTATCGGATAATGGGGTACCATTCTCTGATAGTGTAGTGATTCTAAGTTTTGGTTTATATACTTCTTGTTCCATTTTCTACTTAATTAGAAAATAAAAGGCCTGAACAATTTTTATATTGCCAGGCCTTCTACCATTATTAACGAATACTCAAAAATATGATAAGTAAAAATAAAAAGTGCTCTTATTAATCTTCTTCTTTAGCGGCCTTCTTTTTCTTCTTGTCTTTGGCCTTCTTATCTTTCTTATCGGAAGCCGGTTTCTCTTTTACCTTTTCTTCCTTCTTTTTCTTAGTTTCCTTTTCCTCCTTAGGAGCCTTACCTGAAGCAAGTTTTCTTTGCTCCATACGGTATTTTTTCTTCTCAGCCGAAGTCATTTCTCTGCCATCGATGAGAGGATAATCGTATTTGGTAGCTGTTCTACCACCATTTCCTTTCTTTTCCTTTTTCTCTTTGGCAGCCTTCTTCTCAGCTTTTTCCTTCTTCTCTTTTTCCTGGAGTTTTACCAATTTCTTGTTGTTCTCTTGGTCAGCTTCAGGATAGGCAGCAGCAACTTTGTCTCTTTCCTTATTTAGCTTGTTTACAAGTTCGGTAACCTTTTTACCATGTTTCTTGTCTTTGGTCCAATCCTTAGTAGGGTCCAACTTGTTCTCTTTAAGGTAAGCATCCAAAGCTTTCTTAGCCTTTGTGAGTTCCGGAGTCTTGGATTCCGATTTACTCTTCTTTTCTGTTTTCTTAGCCATTTTCATTTATATTAGGTGAATAATTGAATTTCCTATTTACATAATACCATAGTTATACCTTCCTAATTTGGGTTGGGATTTCTTTAATTTCTAGGATTTCTAAACTGCATTGTTTTAAAACTGCCTCGAGTTGAAGTATATCTTCTACCTCTTTCTGAGATAAGTCCGTAAAAGTTTGTTCAAAAGTTTCTTTCTGTTCCCCCCTTATAAAATTAAATTGGGCAACAATATAAGTCCCATGAAGTTTTTTATTCAGTGCTCCTTTAAGAGATATGAGTTTTCTTTTCAGATAATTACTCTTCAACCTATGGGATTGGTATTCGCCTTTCTTACCCTTACTAAGAGCTACCTTTTTAAGGTACGAAACATAATCTAATTCTCTGAGAGTTTGATTAATGTTTCCCACTAATAATCTTAAGTCTTTTTCCATTTGGGTCTTTGCATTACTTGGTTAGATACTTCCTGAGTTTCTTCTGATAGCATTTCTCTTGCCTCATTTATTATATTGATGGCAAGTTCCCTTTCATCTGGTCCCAGGTTTAATTCTTTATCTTCTAGTACATCAGTATAAGTATTTATTAGATTATCCAATGCAAGTATTCGAATATTCTTTCGAATTGCTAATTTCTCTTCTTCCATGGGTATAAAAAATTAAAGCCCACTACCTTCGCAGGCAATGAGCTTTTGGCTGAACAACGTCCTAAGTGTAGATGTTATTCATATGAACTTAAACTCTAAATTTATATAGCAGACATATGGGATAGTAGTTAGTAAGTTAGAGTTTAATCTTCTGATTCTTCCTCTTCTTCTTCCTTAGCCTTTTTGTTTTTCGGAGAACAAATAACGCCATGTCCTTTCTTAGACTTAACGGTAAGAGTTCCCGGAACGAATGAAACTGAAGTTGATACCGGTTTGCCATCCGTAACCAATACAGAAGTAACCACTACACCCTGATAGCCTTCCTTGTTTTTAACGGCATAACCAAAGTTCATTACCTTGGATTTGTCGTTAATGGCAATAACGTCGATTTGCTTGCTGTTAGGGCGTTGTTCAGCCGGCCGATTCTTGAGTGCCTCTTGACGAGCTTTACGTTTAGCTTCTTTTTCGGAGTCTTTTTCCTTATCCCCTTTCTTCTTGGAGTCTGATTTCTTTGTTGCCATAATTTTTAATGTTTTATAAGTTAATGGTTATTATAAGTAAACTTCTACGTTTATTAATAGTTGATAGTAAAGGTAGGGAAATTTCCCTACCTTCTTTTAAATCTTGAATACAGTTACCAAATTACTTTTTCCCTTTCTTGCCTTTACCTTTGGTTTCTTTCTTTGCTGGCAATTTGAGACCGAGTTCTTTGGCAATTGCTTTACGGAGTTTTTCGACGTCGTCTTCATCGTAATCGTCTGGGTCAGTTTCAAGGTCTTTGTCGTCGCAGACATCCTCAAGTTCTTCGAAGTCCATTTCGGCAAGTTCTTCACCGGTCAGTTCTTCCTCTTCTTCTTCTTCCTCCTCCTCTTCGGAATCATCATCATCATCATCCGATTCCTCTTCTTCCTCCTCTTCGGAATCATCATCATCATCGTCTGATTCTTCCTCTTCCTCTTCTTCTTCCTCGTCATCGGATTCAGAACCAAAAAGGTCTTCGGCTTCTTCGGCAG